TATCAACTGTTTTAGCTGATTTGTAGTTTTTGTAATCGTATCTTAAAAACCAATCATATACAGTTTGCCATCCTTTCTTTCTAGAATTATAGTTAGCTTCTATTTCAAAATGATAACCAATACGTTTGATTTTATAGTAATCAAATGGAACATCTTCTAAAAAATAAACATCATCATTTTCTCCATCAACCCAATCATATAATTTGAATTGTTTTGAATGAGTTCTAGTTATTAATTCATAGACAGGTAAAATATGAAAACTATTTAATGTATTGAGGAATCCTTCAACAACTGCTTTTTCTGTTTGTTTTTCCTTAATAAATTTTTCAATTCGATTACGTTCATCATCAATTCGTTTTTGACGCTTAATTTGCTTTTCAACTTCTTTTTGTTTAGCAGCTAATTCATCTTGTTCACGTTTAAGACGAATCATTTCTAATTCATCTTTTGTTAATTGAATATTTTCCATAACCTTAATTTTATTAATTTATAAGTTAAACATACGAAATATTAGTTTAAGAGCAACGAATTATTTTAAATATTTACCTGGAATATCATATTCCTCATAGTTAGCTTTGTCTCCTAAAATATTAATTATTTTTTGTTTTGGAGGAACTTTGACTTGAAACCAACCATCAGGATAACGATAAATAACTTCAACTTCCATATCAGTTAAGTTTCTATCTATTCCTATGTCTTGGAGTTGTGGTTGAGTTGCTATTACAATTCGTTTCATAACTTATTTTATTTATACTTTAAACATACGTTAAATTCTTATTTAAACAACGATTAATGTAAAGTTTCCCAAACCTTTTGATGAATAATATCTCCATATTTATCATTCAATTCCTCCAATTCTTCATCATTTAATTCAGTTCCATCTTCAAATTCTGCTTCTGCAGCAAATGCATCACAAAAATCTGGATAATCCCATTTATGAATATCCTCTATTCGGATTGAGGAGTATTGGACTGTTTTGTTGTTGATTTGAATGAGTTCTTGTTTCATTATAGTGCTAGAATTTGTGAGATTTCTTTCATTGTAACTTTATATTCACCAAATGAAATATCACTAAAACCATTCATCTCCATGAAATCTCTAAAGTTTTGTAATTGTTGAAATGTGACTGCTTTACATCCAATTTTGAATCCATTATTTGTTTTTTTAACTTCATAACCATGAATTTTAATTGTGTCAGGAACTTCTTCAAACCATAAATCTAGAACTCCTGCTTTTTGAAGAATATTATAAGTATTTGAACCTAAATCAAAATCACCAATTTTTGATAATCCAGTTAATGCTAAATAAGCTTTTCCATATTCTGTTTTTACTAATTTAAATCTTTTCAATTTCATATTATTATTTGTTTTAGTTTCTGTTTCAAAGTCGATTTGTGAGAAGTTAATGCAGTGGGTTGGGGTTGGCATGTTGTATGAACGAGGAATATCATTCCATTTTAACATATGAGTCCCATCTCCATCAGTAAAATCACCATCATTATTCCAAGGATAAAATTCAACAGGAAAATTATTTGTTTTTAAATCATCTCTATTACATAGAGTTTGAGCTTTACTAAATTCCTCCTGATTTTGACATAAAATAACAATTCTTCCATTTTTTAATTCAGATGCTTTATATCTTTCTTCATAAAGTTCTAGATCTGATTCATAAAAAACATCCATTCCTAAATAACCATTATTAGGTCCTTTTAATCTAATACTTCCATCAGATTGAATTTTATCAATAACTAAATTAGAATATCCTTTATCATTAATCTCATCATAAAATGAATCATAACTGTAATCATTATATCCTTTTTTGGTTTTTGGAATTTTTACTTTATCACCATTATTAAATTTACTCATGTTTATTATTTTTTATTTAAGTTAAATATATGAATTATATTTTATATAATCAAGACAGATTATTTGATATAATTTTCTTTGAATTCTTTATTTAGTTTATCAATATGATTTTGTTTTTTATTGCGTTTATCATCTGCTATTTTTTCTTGTTTTCTACCTATTGCAGCTCTTTTTTCATAATAACTTCCTAAATTTTTAATTGATTCAATTGTTTTACCTTCCTCAATATTAACTGCTTCATCTCTAAATTCATCATAACCATATCTCATCCATTCAAATGGAAATGGAAATAATATAAAATTCCACATTGTTAAACCTTCATGAGGTCTATATTTTAAACTATATTTTTCAATTATTTTCTTTCCACTCCAACAACTAGTTGATAATTTATAAATTGGTGATTTTTTACCAATGTATTTTTTAGGAATAGGTAAATGAATTTTAATAAGGCCTATACATTTCCACCATATTAAATTAATAATTGAATTTACTAAAATATATAATATTATAAATCCTAAAATTGCAAGAATATAATCTCCAAAAGTTAATTTTTCCATTTTTTATTTTATTAAATCATCAAATAGTTGTGGAGTATAATTTATTTGTTCACAACTTACATTTATATATCTTCTATCCTGAATCTCTAATCCAAACCTGTGAGGTTTATATAATTCATCTAAGATTGGGTTTGGTAAAAATTCCATTCCTTTGATGTATGGGTATAATCCTCTTTCATCTACTCCAACAGCATAATCTGTGTCTTTAGGGGTGCGTGGAAAGTCTGGGTAATGGTGTTTTATTGCTTTACTTCCGATTAAGATCATACCTTTATTTTTAATTATTAATATCTAATCTTCTATATAATTCAGTCAATAATTGTTTATAACTAAAACCTGATTGATTATATGATTCAGATGAAGGATTATAATTTCTATCACAAACTGCATCCTTAAAACATTCAATTAATTCATCTGTAGTTAAATCTTCTATACAATTTTTATCTATTTTCATTATCTTTATTTATTTGGATTTAGTTGGATTTAATTTATTTCTTAATTCAAATAATTCGTGTAATGTTTTCTTTAGGATTTTTTGTTCACGAGCCATCATTTCAATTTTATGACTTTTATCACTTAACTGATGTCTAATGTTGTTAATTTCTCTTTGAAGAATTTGTTTAACAGCTTCTTCACTTTCTTTTTTATAGTTTCGTTTATCTTTTGTCATTTTTATCTAAGTTATATTTTGTTATTAAATAAAAAACCCAAGTTAGATTCATGGATAATGGTAAGAAATTTTTAGAACCTGGATCTACTCTATCTACTAAAACTGAAAATCCTGAAATAAATAATGTTCCTAGGAACCATAATAATATATAATTGAATATTTTCATTATGTAAATATTTCTTTTAAATCTTTATCAGTAATTCCGTTTTTTCTTGGAAGACCTTTTTCATAATTTGGAAATGGAAGATTCTCAACTCCTAATTCTTTTTTAGAACAATTAGAAACATTACTCATACAATATCTTATAATAGCTTCTTTTTGATCATATTTGGGTAAAGTTTCATTTCTACTAAACATCCATTGGTGTTCATCTGTATAATAACCATATTTCCAACATTCATCTTCAGAAATACCTTCAGCAAATAAAGATAAATCTTTAAAAGCAGGTTTATTTAATCTTGAACAATGATTTAAAACAACATAAATTATATCTTTTTTTGACATGAATTCACCTTGATAATCATCAAGAGTTAATATAACTTTTAAATCATCCCAAATTGTTTTATTTTTACCTTTAGGATTATATCTTTTATACCAACCTTTAGAATATAAAGCAAAATGATATAAACTGAATTTTTCTTGGTCCATAACCTCTTAATTTAATAACCTAAATATACGTTAAAATATTTTATAAACAACGACATTAATTAGCACTTACAGCTACTTCTTCTAATACTTTAGAGTAGGTTAGGAGTGGAAAGGATTGAGATTCGATAGCTCTGAAACTAGATGCTGAAAAAGATTGGTTTTTTGGGATGTTTAATATAAAATCACTACTAAGTTCTGTATTACAACAAGAACATAGATGATAGCCTTTCCCTATAATAAAAGGAGTTGTAATAGATATAATCCATGTATTACAACATTTTATTTTAAAAACATCTTTCACAATATGAATTGAATCTTTAGGCATATTATAACCAGTTATATAAACAACCTTTTGTCCTATATAAAGTGGAGGTAAATTATTTAAATTATTCATAACTTTTATTTTTTTATCTTATAAACATTAATGTGATTAAAATCAATACGATTATTAACCAACCAAAATCCTCAAAATCATTATTCTTATTACTTAAACTACTCATAACATTGTATTTAAAATTACATAATAACCAATTATATAAACACCTAGGCTTATTAATAATATTTTTTCTAGCTTTTCCATAACATAAACATACGATCTTTTAACTTAAAAACCAAGACATTTTCTTATATAAAAACTCAATATTTGAATTTGATTATAATTCAAAGCTATTAAATCCATCAAATCAAAATGTGATAATGAATCTGGACATAAACCTATAAAATGAAGTATTTCTGACATTATTTTAAATTATTTATCATTTTTAATGCTTTCTTACTAATCTTAAATTCATCTTGTTTTTCATACCATTCATTTAACCAAACAGTACATAATCTAATTGCATCATCATGAGGTATCCACCCTGCTTGATATTGATCTTTACCATATTTTAAATCACGTTCAAATAGATATGGTTCATCTCTTCCTAAGATTCCCATATATTCTTCTTCATTATTACAAATAACAAATTGGCAATAATTTCCTCTGGCTCTGAAATAGAACCATTTACCTTCTTTAGTGTAACCTTCTATTTGAACAGGACAATTCCCACCTGCTTGGAGACGGTATGGGTTTTTTCCTGATATTTGGTCTTTAGTTAATATGAACCATCTTTTAAAATAGAACCATTTCCAACTAAACCATAATCTTATTTTATAGAGTTTCATAAAAATCTCATTAAAATTATTATTAAAACAACTACTATAATTATAACATCATCTTCAAATCCAGGTTGACTACTCTCCATTATAAATTGAAATTATTTGTGATATTTCTTGAGCTGAGAATGTTGAACAACCTATTTTTACTGATGGAAATTTAATTCCCCACCCTGTATTATTTTCATGAAAGACATTATCAACCATATCCTCATAAATTTCTTTTAATAACTCAATTTTAATTGTTTTTCCTTGAGCTTCAATTGAGATACCAGGAGTTATTTTAACTTCTATTCTTTCAGAACCTGAGGTGATTGTTTTGGTTTCTTCTTCGTAGACTGGAGTGAACCAAAGGTCTAGAACTCCTAATTCTTTTAATTTATTTCCTGCTCCTTTAACAGAACAAATGGATCCACCATCAAAATGTATTGGATATAATAAAAAACATCCATTTTTATAAATATCAGGACTACACTGTATTAAATCAGCTACTTGTTGAGCTGTTACAGTTCCATTTAATTTATAACCAATTAATTTTTTATTTTCTTGTTTCATGTCTTCTGGTTTTTTATCTAAAAATATTAATTCAAATTCTTCTAGTGTTAATAATTTACCAAATGGACCTGATCCAGTAGATGTAAAAGTAGAATCATTATCCTTAACACCATAATATGTAGCTGAACCATCATGTTCTTTTTTATATTTTTGATTTAAATATTTTATAACTGGATGATCTCTATTAACATCTTCATCATTTCCTACTTTTACACACCATTCATCAGGCACTTCAATACAATCTGATTTTAATAAACCTGAGTCAATATGTTCTATATCTTGGACTATATAATCTTCTCCAGGACAATTTTCAACATTAAAAACTCTTCCGATTTTATCAGAATACCAATAAGTATCTAAACTTGATTTTAATACTTTTACTTTCATAACTAATATTTTTAATTTATATAACTATACGATTTATTTCTTAAATTACAAAGACATCTTTTCTTAAGATATGATTATAAAATAGACTAAATATAATATTCCAAGCAAATCCAAAACTAATAAATAATCCTATTAATTGTAATAAACTAAAGTTGCCTGGAAATGTAATAATGCTTAGAGCTAAAAATATAATCATCTTTGTTTTATTCAAATGCCAAGCATCAGTTATTTGAACAGGATAATTGAATTTAGTATTATTCCATTTTAATCTTCCGTTTTTAGGATCATAACCAATATATTTATTTTTCCATGAAATAGAAGGATCATACCATTGAGTATTTTCTTTATCTCCTTCAACATAAAAAATTGAATCCTCAAAATGATGTGTTAAAACATCCATAACAGCATTATATCGAGCTGCTATCATAAAACATATTAAACTAATTAAAATCATTTTCTAGTTCCTTTCTTATATTGATAAGCCCAAATAAAAATAAAAATAATAGGTATAAAAAATGCTCCTAAAATAGGAATTAACATAATTATAATATCTCTCAAACATTCAAATTCATTAATATGAAATAAGACTGCTGATAAGATAATTAAGGCTATTACTTGAACTATATAATATCTATTATTAATATAATCTGTAAATGCTTTTTGTAAAGGGGTTTTACTTGGGATTTTGGGGGTGTTTAGGGGTGTAGGTGATTTCATATTATTTTATTATTTTTGTTATTTGATTATTATATTTTTTAATATATATTCCATTAGGAGAATTATTTATATCCACTTTAATTCCTTGCATATTATAATATTCTGCTTCAACTTCATTTTCACATAATATTACTCTAATTCCAATATATGTTTGTTCTCCATCAAAATCAGTTTGAGATAATCTATAGTAGTTATATCCTGAACATGGTTCTTTATCTATAAATTTATATTTTTTATAAATAAAACTATTATTACCAGGTAAAGTTCCAATCACATTCCAATCAACTCCATTATTTGATTTTTCAACAGTAAAATAATCATTGTTATTCTCACTTATTGTAACCCATTCAACTAAAATATTGTTTTCAAAATAAGAAACATCATATTTGAAAATTGAAATTGGTAAGGGAGTAGCACAATTTATAGTAAATCTAGTTATATCATAATAATAAACTGATGTTAAACCAGAACAGTTACCAACAGCAGGAGTACAAGTCCCAACAGATAAATTACATGATGGATTTCCACCTTTATATCCATTTACAGAACAATCTGTAACCATTAAAAATCTAAATTGAGTGGCTGTATTAGGAATTGAATATGAAGGAGTTGAATTTTGAATTCCTGTAAATGTAGATTGAGTAACCCAAACACCTCCATCAAAATATTGAAAATAAACAAAATCAAATCCATTTTCTATTCTACCTACAATAGGAAAACTAACTGTTAAATTAGAACTACAAGTTGAAGTAAAATTATAGGTTGGTGATGTAATTGTTATATTTGAATTATTTGGGTATGGAGTAGAACCAATATTGAATGTAGCATAATTTTCTGCACCTCCATAATTTTGTAATCCTGCACCATTAGTATAAGTCCAAGTAGTTCCTGCATTAAATTCCTCTACAATTGGATATGTTTGAGAAAATAATGTAATTGGAAATAATAATATTAATAATAATTTTTTAATCATGTAATTTTTCTAATAAGTATGTTGAATTCTCTGTCTGAAATTTAAGGGTGTTATCTGTTTGTTCTATGATTTGAGTTATAGTTGTTGTTAACCAAGCATAATTGAATCTAGGATCTAACATAAGTGAGGTTCCTAGTTTAGGTTCATCAATCATTTTTTCTGCTATTTTATCTTCTTTCCAAACAACAAATTGTACTTTATCTCCTTGTTTTACTAAACCATCATTCAATCTAGTAAGTTTATATTTTGGTTTTGGGTCTGGATTAGGAGTTATTAATTCAGCACTATATTTAGTCCCAGAAGTGATTGATTTTTTCATTTAATATTTTAAATAATAAGTTATGGCATTTTTGTTGATTATAATCTCCTACTTTCATTGCTAAATATTTTCTATCTTCAATAAGTTCAGGATCTTTTTCAAGTACTCTTCTTAAACTATTAGGATATATTTTAAAATAATCATCAAAATTTTCACTAATAATATCAGAATTTAATGTCGAATATCCAGGATTATCTTCACAAGGAACAAATTCAAATTTAGATTCATGATAATCAGAATATTCTAAATTATAGTAATCTTCATTAATTCTCTCAATTAAATTAAGACATAGAGTAATATAGCGATTTATGTCTTCTACACCCATATGTCTATTAGCTTCAACTATCTCTTTACGTTGTAATTCAAGGGATTTTTGAAGAATATCAAGAGTATGACCACTATCCCAACGTCTCGATTTCCAAATAGTTGGAAACCAAGCCCATAAATTAATTAAACCATGTTTAATATTAGTAATTGGATCATCAATAAAACGATCCCATTGTCTATGGAACCAAGTATATCTTAATTTTTGGTAAATAAGTCTGTCTAGGAGGGTGTAGGGGTTGAAAGTAGTTTTATTTCTATCCCACGCTGATGTTTCTGGTATTGGTAATTGCTTATATATTTTCATTATATAACGTGTTTTAGTTTATTTAACGTGCGACCTACCTTGATATGCATTCTGCGTCGAAAACAATTAAATTGCTTATCCAACGTTATTTCATGTGTATCTTCTAATGATTTGTTAAAATTATTTTTGAAGATATTTTTATATTTTTTAACTAATTTGAAGAAATCTTGTTGAATATTAGGTGTTGCAAACACCCATTTACAACTATTATTAATAGTACCTATTAATTTAGTTATTCCTAGAATATTATCAATCAGGTAAATATGTTTACCTTCATCATTACGTTCTATTTTAATAGAGTAATTATTATCTAAATTAAATTTATGTGAGTGCATAATTAGTTTGGTTTAGCTACTAAATTATATAATTCTTCTCCTATTTCAACTTCATCAACTGTAAATTCTGTATCCTGAATATATAATCCTATTTTAGGACTCCAAAAATTAATATCTTTTGGATCTGTATCTAATACAATAGGATTAAAATCATTTTCAACATCTTCTACTAAAATAATTGTGTTTGTTTGGTTGTCTTTTTGGATTTGGTATTTCATATATTTTGGTTTATTGTGTTTTTAATTTTTCTAATTCTTTCTCCATTTTAATAATTTGTCTTCTTTTATAATCTTCTTGATTCAATTTAACATATTTTTTCAAAATAGAATCAAACTCATTAAATATTTTCCCAGCATTATCTAAAGAAAAATAAAGTGATTTATTTGTAGTATCTAAATATTTTGGAGAATATGTTTTTAATTCATTGAAAAATTGTTGAAATAATTCTTGTTGTCCATCATAATCACTTCCTAAAGAATAAGCACCTGTTGAAAACGATAATTTGAATAACCATTCATTTTCAGGTTGTTTCCCATCATCAGACCAAGATATTTTTCTATCTGGGTGTTTATCTCCCCACCAAGAAATACTTTTATATTCAGAATTAAAATTGTTATAATATTTGTTGTAAGGCATATTATGTTGTTTAGGATCTAAGTTAAATCCATATTCTTCTTTTAATTGAAGAAAAAACAAATGATCTTTGGCTTTCTTTTCTAATTGCTCAATATCAAAAGTAATTAAATCCTTATGTTTATTAATTAGTTTTAGGATTTGTTTATATGCTTTTTCGGTTTCTTGTTGCATAATTTTTATTTAAACTGTTTCTAATTCTTCTTCTAATATTTGTTCCATTATATTCTCTAATACTCCTTCAGCAAACGATTCATCTAGTGGTCTTAATATACTTGAAGCAATCCAATGTATTCCATTCGAAAAATGACCATTACCACAATTACATTTAGCAAATACTTTATGAGCTTTAACTCCAACATCAATCATTAATAATTTACATTGAGGACATTCTTTTAAGTCTAGGATAGGGTATATTTTACCTTCTTGAACTACACCTTGGGAATGTGTTTTAATACAAATTACTTTTTTACCTATTTTAAACATAATTGAATATACTAATGTTTTTTATTATAACCAAGACATTTATCTATTATCATAATCCATATAAGGATTATCGAATCCTGGAGGTGGTTTACCATCATAAATTTCGAAAAATAAATAATAAGCGGCTAAACCTGGAATTACAGACATAAGAATAAATCCTAACCAGTTTTTATCTCTGTAGTATTGAATCCATTGTTCAACATATATTTGGATTAATAGGAAAGCTATTACTACTTTACCCATTCCTATTAGTGTTTTAAAAAATTTTTCCATAACCTATTTTTAAAATGTTTCTCCTATTCTTTTATTTGCTTCTATATAATCAACAGAAGGTGAATATATGATATTTTCTTTAGATAACAAAGACATTACTTTATCATTTGTTTTAAAATAATATACTGAACCTTCATAATTGTTATTATTTATTCTACGTTTTCCATCAAAACTTCTAAATTCACGAGCAGTTGAACGGTACCATTTATCTTCTATACAGATTTCTAGGTGTTGAGATTGATCGAAATCATAAACTAATTTACCTGTTTCTCCTCGTTTCATAATTCCATTTTATCAAGTTTCATATAATAACCTCTTTGAATCTTATTCATCTGTTCCTGATCATTTAGTTTCTTAGCTTCATTCCAGTCGTTACTAAATGCAGGTTCACCTCCTATCAAACCAATATAAACTTCGTTTTTAGGATTTATAATGATAAAATCTTTATCTTTTTTGAGTAATTGATTTACTAATTTTTTCATAGGTTAATTATACGAAATATTATTTTATAAACCAAGACATTAAATCTCTTTATATTCTGGAAGTATGCCTAAGTGTTCGATTTTATCCCAGGCTCTACATTTCCATAAATCAATTTCAACATCTTCCAACATTTTCTCACCTTTCATAGATAATTCAGCTAAATTACATATCATTGTTTCTAACATTGAAACTGCTTCATCTACATTTTTATCTTCTGCTAGTTTTTTAGCTTTTAACCAGTATTTGGTAAACGGTTTTTTATCTTTTTTCATAAATTGTTATTGTACGTTTTTAAACATTACTGGAGCATTACCATATAGAGGTGTTTTACCATCCCATTTATCAATAAACATTTGTTGAATTAACATTGGTGTCAATGATGATTGTTTTAAATCATTAGCTCGTTTTTCAGCTGTAGCTTTGATAATTTTACTTTGAGCCTCAATTGAATCTTTTAGTAATTTATTTTTAGCTCCCATAGCTTCCTGTATCATCTTGTTTTTATCATTTACAGCATCAACTATGGTTTTAGGATATTTCAATCCAGAGGTTAATTGTTCTAATTTAAAACCTTCATCAGCAAGAACCTTTGTTAAATGATTTTGAACATCATTTTCAAATTTTTCTCTATTAGATACAATTTCATCTGTGGTATATTTATTCATTTGAAGCCTAAAAGCATCTTTAAGATAATTATACACTGTTACTTTACTAACCTCTTCAATAGGTTTTCGGTATTTTTTGAATATAATTGGTGAATGTCCTTCCACAACTTTTAAAGATAATGTTGGATCTACTGTAAAACTACTACCATCTTTAGCATTAACATCAAAAGCATCATAATCTAAGGTTTGGACAAATGTAGGCATTTCAAACACCTCTTCAGTCATAGGATTATACCAAACCCTTCCTGTTACTAGATTTATGTCTTGAACTCCTTTTTCAGACCCATACATTTTTACTAAAATACCTTCATGTCCTGCATCTATTCTTTCACAACGAACAAGAAATGCTGAAGCAATTAATGTTAATCCTAAGAACACTAAAATTGTAATTAAACCTTTTTTCATTTTATTTGTTTTTTATTTATTTTTATTTAATTAAATTTAAATTACGAGCACGAGTATATCCTACAAATTTATTTGTAGCTGCACTCCAATATCTTCTCTGCGTCAACGGCAAACTATCATCCTCACAATCACCATTCTTTAATTTTTCAGAATTAACAGGTTTATTAGGTTTACCATCTATTTTATGAGAACCTTTTTGTTTTTCGTTGTAGGTTTCCATTCCATCTGGATAAATAGTCTCTATTTTATGAGCTCCATTTCCAAATTTTTCCAAATCATAATGCCAGATTTGTTTTATTTTGGTAAATGTATCCGTAAATTCTCGAGTGAATATTTTTGGATTTGATTTTGATGCTATTTCTTTATTATCTATCATATTTATCAATTTTATAAGTTAAATATATGAATTTTGAATTTAATAACAAAGACAATTATTTTAATCCTTCTAAATCCTCTTTTAATCGTCTTAAAAATGTTTCTTCACCATCATCCCCAGATAATAACCAATCAATTCTTTGGGCATAAATTGCTGCTTCTTTTAATTTATTAATTGCAATTTCAAATTTTTCTATTACTTCGTCTGGATATTTATAATGAAATTTATCTTCAGGATATTTTTCATACCAATTGGGATCTCTCCATCCTGCATCTTTTAATTCTTCTTGGGTTTTTTCTTTACCATTTTTATAAATTAAAGATTTAATTTCTTCAGCAATTTGGTCTATTTTGTATTGATTATATTCAAAGGCTCCTCCACTCATGTTATTTTATTTTAAATGTTTTTCTATAAAATCCCAAAAATCAAACCCATTATTATTAGCAGCTTCAATAGTTGCTTTATGAAGTAAAGATTCTACTTTAGCTTTAGAATATGATTTTTTCTTTAGATTTTTTAATTTTTTCTCTGAAATTTCTAATTTAGTATATAATTCAAATATAATTTCATCTTGTTCTGAAATATGTTTGTTTGTTACTTTAACATAAGGAGGAATTAACTTTAGTATTTTTCTAGTAAGATATCCTGCTGTTTTAGTTCCATCTATATTCCATTTTATAATAGAATTTTCAATATCTGAGTATAATTTATCTTCTGGTTTCATAATTCTTCTATATGGTTATAAATTAATTTCATTACCCAAGCATTCTCAAATTCATATATTCCACAAACATTACATGCTTCTTCTTCTGTATTATAATAGTTAATTTTACCATTTTCATCTTTCATGAAATCCATATTTCTAAGATCTATTATTACGTATTGTCCTTTCATAATTCTTAATTTATTTAAACATACGACTTTTAATTTATAAAACCTCGACAAATAAAAAAGAGAGAAATTAATTCTCTCTCTTAGGTTTAAGTGGTTGTTTAACCTTTTTACTTTTTAAAGTTGGAATCCATAACTTTAAAGTTTCTACTTTGGATTTGTTGGATGTTTTGCTCATAACTTATTTTGATATTAGATTGTTTATTTTTTACTATCATATTCTAAATTCATAATTTTAGAACTAAACTTAGAATCTAAAGTCCTAACTACAATTCCCTCAATCATATTTTGTTTAAAATAATTATTACATTCATTAAGTAATTCTTCCTTCGAATTAAATTCTTTACAAAATACTTCTTTAACTGTTGGAAAACCTAAACCATTCATATGTTGTCTAAAAACTTCATAAGGTAATTTTATAGCATCTCCATATTCATTTACTTTATCCATTCCAAAAAACTTAATATTAGCTTCTTCTTTAGATGCTGGATTATTTTTGTTTCCAGAACCTTTTAATTTACCTCCATTAAGTTCTCCTCTTAAGATAATATTAACGTGATTTGATTTTAATTTATTTAAATAAGGTTTACCATATTTTACAAAATCATCTTCATTATCTATTTCTTGGTAGATATTTAAATCAAATTTTTTCCAAAACAATAATTTTTCAAATAAATTTTTATTTCTTTTTCCTATTGGTTTTTTAATTGTAAGTTTTTTTCTTAAATTTCTAGAACAAATAAATCCTTCTGTAAGTTTAGGAGTTACTCCAATAGTAATACTACTTCCATCTACTTTTTCAGTACCAACTAATGTAATAGGATAACCAATTTTCTTTTCAATATAATTCCAAAGATTATTAATATTTTCTTCATCAGTTTTATATAAACCCTCAGGAAATTTACCTTCAGTTTGACCTGATTTTAATCCTCCTTTTTGGTTTGGTTCAGGTTCTTCGTATTTGGTAATATCTAATTCTTCAGTAAGATTATTTCCTAAATTTGTTTCTGTTAATAATATTTTTCTTTTACCACATAAATATATTCTAACTTCTAATTCGGGTAATAAAATTCCATTACTATAAACAGGATCCCCATTAGGTTCTTTACTTAGAGTGAATTTTTTAGCTCTAATTCTTCTAGGTTTACCTTCAACCTTACCTAACATTGATTTAGATTCGTCTCCATTAGGTCTAATATATGATTCAAATAATGGAATATCTGAAACATTATAATCAGGTTGAATAAGAATAGCTTTGTCTCCTATTTGATATAGATCTTTTTGAGCTATTAATTCATAACCTACTTCTTCTAATTCTATTAATTCAACAGAAGTTGCTTGATCTTCTTTTTTGAATAATTGAATTTTATTTTTAATTGTTACTATTTCTACTGGTTTCATAATCTTTATTTTATTAAATATACAACCTTAATTTTAATTTACAATGACAATTTTAAAAAATTCCTCCCAAACCAATGTTTGAGAGGAAAATTAATTTTAAGCATAAAAAGCATCACGGAATGTAACGGCATCTTTCTTTTTAGAGAAAGTACGATTAACAACTACTCCATTTTTAGATTTACGAACACGGTAAGATCCGCTTGGGGTTGTTTCGATTTTTACTTTTGATACTTTTTTGCTTTTTGAGCTACTTGAGCTTGATTTTGACTTTGTCATTTTTTGTTGTTTTGGTTGTTTTTTATCTTTAAAATTACATTGTTTTAAAATATAATTTAATTTTTCATCTAAGAAATCTCCTGGAATATGATAATATTCTTCAAATGATAACCCTTTATCACCAACATCATAATTATTTATGAGATTTTCAATATGTTGTTTATCAGTGATTTCACCAGATTTAATTAATTTTATAAGTGTTTTTAGTTTCATATTTTATAAATTTTTATTTTCAAATTCTTTTAAATATTTTGTAGGTATTTTTTGCCAATTTTTCCAATTAGATAAATCACTTATAATTCTTGTTATGATATATTCACTACATTCTAAACAAATATCTTCTAAATCAGTAGTTACAACATCAGGGGTTTCAACCCATTTATTAGCTATAAGTAATTTGGATGGTTGTCCAAATTGCCAATGAAATTCATTTATATATCTTCTATGTTGAAGCTTAATATTTGAAGAATAATCAATATTAGTTTCTGGGGAATTATGGTTTGGAACTCTATCATAAACCTTACCACAAATATCACAACTATTTCTTATTATAACCTTTTTATCTCTCATTTTACCCAGTAATATTGTTTATTATAAATTTTAATTGCATAATCATTTATAATAGGTTTTCCTGAATTATATGCTCCAAAAACCAACCTCCAATCCCCATGTTTATCCTTCAATCTTCTTAATAACTTCATAGAAGTCATAACATTATATTCTATATTTTCAGTCAATATTTTTTCTGAAATATTATCTTTGTTTAAACCACGAGCTGTTGGAATTTGGACTTGCATTGGTCCATAAGCATTAGCATATGATTTTTGTTTATGGTTGTAATCCCAGTGAAAAGGTCCGGCATATCTTGTTTCTTGATATGCTAAACCAAAAGCATATTCTTCAGGAATATCATATATTTTAGCATATTTTTTTATATAGAAATACATTTGTAACGATGGAGGATCGTTTATAGTAATGTTTTTTTGAATATCAATATCGTATATGACTTCATCATGATCGCATTTAATATACAGTGTTAAACACAATATAATGGCTGTAAATATTGTTATGAATTTAAGTTTATTCATTATTTAATGTTTAGTTCCACAGTATTTACATTTATTATCCTTATATTCATTGGCTCCACAATTTTTACAATTTGATTTTTGATAATCAACACCATTAAATCCTACAGGTAACCAATAATTTTGTAATCTATTGAAAGGTTTTCTTAATTCATTTAGAGGTTGTTGTTTTATTATTTCACTTAAAAATCCCATATCTATTAATTTATAAGTTAAATATACTAAATATTATTTTAAGAACAAAGACTATTTTTTCTTTTTCTTTTTAGATTTCTTTTTCTTCTTTTTAGGAAGAATATAATCCTCTATGACTAAGTCATAAAAATAAGGATATGTAATTTTTTTCTTAGACATTTGTTTTTTATTAGCACCCTCGCTTTATAGGCTCTCCTTATCCAAATAAGGGCCTCCTAAAGGGTAGGGTCATATTATTATTAAAGGACGTATTATTCCTCTCATTATCCTTACCTCTCCATAAGAGTGTAGTCACCAGTTACATTAAAATAACTTTGCTCTTCTTACTTCACAGATTCTATGGGAAGCGTGTAATAACTTTGCTGAGAGCTCATTTGTGTTGTAGAGATTAAGTTTTATAATTCGTATCCCTCTTTCATTTAATATTCCTTTCTCAAGGGAACAACACATCTAACATTACTGATAGTATTTTTATGTAAGTTAAATACCGCTTACCATAGGGGTTAACCTTAGGGCCACTACTTAACTTACAAAGGAATCAATGTTTAACCTATTTTATTAATAACTCCAGTTAGATCAACGTATGCGCAATCGTTGCCTTAATTATTCTCTCCCGGCCCTTTGGAATGTTATATTCCTGGTTGAGTGTAGTAAGATACAAGCTGTAGCGCTTAGAGAAGCTGGTTTATTATTAATGTATTAAATCAATATAGAGGCTTTTGGTGGTATCTGCGCTGAGCCATTACCAAACTAACTCAGTTAGAGGTTGTGATATTTCAACAACATAAAGTTTTACACATAGGATTTACCCCCTCTACCTTTTACGCTTGTATTGATTAATTTTATATAAATTACTTGTCCATTTCTAAGTGAAATATTAATAGGAATTGTACCTATAACCATTGGCTTGCTTCAATAGTTTTCAACCTCTTATAATATCTTACAATAAACAACATCATCTTAGCATGATTATAATAACCTTTAAATCCTGTTTAAGATACTTTTAAAACACGTATGTAATAAAGAGGCTTTAATAAACTGTTAAAGAATTATCACTGCTTATCTTCAGCAAGTAATTTAATTTTTCAAAGAACGTAAAAAAACAAGTGACCTTTATTTATTCTAATTAAAACATGACTTCTAATTTTAAGCTCCTGATCCTTATCTATGGTTTAAGCTACGAGCTCTTCCTAAACCCAAACTAATTTCTAACCGAAATTATTATAGTCAACAATACGATTTGACGATACGTTTTAACTTGTTTTTTAATTTCTTCCTACCAAGAGGTCAAATAAAGTTAATGAGATTAATCTATTTATTTAACATTGGTAGGTTCAGTATTATTTATATTTTGTTGATAAATTCTATTAGCATACATCTTGAAAATTGTTTGTCCAACTGAATCAGAATAAACAATATATTCACCTGTATTTTTAGTAACCATTAATAAACTATTTGATGCATCAACTGCAATTGATATATCTTTAGTTGAATAAATTTGTGAGTATGGGTTTGGTTTTGGTTCTGGTCGTTTTAATTTATCACTAAATGATTTGGTTGCAAATCCAATTCCAAACATTACTACTAGGAGTGAGTATTGGAATATTTTTCTTAAATACAACTTTGTTTTATTACCTATTTTCATAACTTTTTATTTATTTAATTTATAAGTTAAATATATGAAATTTTATTTTATAAACAACGATTTTTTTAATTTAATTTTTCTAAAGCTTTTAAAATTTTATTACAAACTTCATACTGCTCATATCTTTCTTGAATATATAAATTTTTATTTAAAGTATCACGAAAGCTATCTCTATTTATAGTAAAATCATAACCTTCACCTGTATCTTCTAAAATAATACTTAAAGCATAAATGTGTTTTTTAGTTGTATTGATATTATCTAGAATAGTATTAACTATTAGATTTGAAATTTCTAAGTTTCCTTCTATTTCTTCATCAAAACTTTCTTTGTTTTTTATTTTAAATTCTCTGTTCATTAAAATAAATCTAAAAATTTAGGATTAACATTTTTATTTTTCAATTGTTGATTTTTACTATCATGTTTTAACATTTTATCAGCAATTTTTTCTAATTTGTCTTGCTTAGCTTTATCATAATCCTTTAACAAGGCCTCATGACGTTCAGTTTTAGATTTTTTACCTTTTTTCTTTGCCATTATATTCTAGAAACTAAACTGTAAGGATCATCATCAACACTTCCTGTTGGAGTTGGATTGTGTCTCATAATAATCTCATCTAATTGAGCTTTATGATATTCATCTAATTCCCACTCAACATCATTCATTACTACTGATTTATGATCTTGAATTGTTAATTCTTGTTTTGGAGTAAATACATCTCCAATATTTAAAAAATAACAATTATAACAATATAAGTCTATGTTGTTTGGAAAATAGTTCTTTTTATTATTATCTTTGAAATGCATTAATAAAGGCATCTTAAAATCTAATACTCTACGTTCTGTAAAATTACAATTAGAACATTTTTCTTCTAATAAACCTTCTCTAATCATTGCATCCTTTATTTTATTAGGACTGAAATGATCACTATTTACTCTTCCTTCAATAATATCCATAATTGGATAACTACTAAGACTATATCCTTTTATAAATTTAGGAATACCTTTTCCAGAAGCATTTAGATGTTTTTGGAATAATGTTTGGCCTGTCTCTTCATCAACATATAATTTAGCATAACGCTTATAATGATTATAAGAGCAATTTAAATAACGTGCTGCAGCAAAATTACTAAGTGTATTATCCATAGCACTTAGAATTTGGGATTTTGAGAGAGGTTTAGCTAAAGGCATTATTTATATTTTTTCATCTGTTTTAGGTTTCTCATCTTCTAATTTATGATCAACTATTCCTAAAGCTCTTCTATTAGCCATTTCTATTTGAAGATGTTTTTGATAAGTTTCATCATCAACAATAATAGTTTCAGTATAAGTATCATCACCTGTTCCCTTTTGTAAAGTAATAGGTTTTTTAGTTTTTACATCAGAGCATTTAACACAAGTTGTTGTTCCTGGACAAGCGTTAATGCGTTGTTGAGGAATATCTTCTGTGCAATGTTTGCAAGGGATACCTGATGGGATTGGTTGTAAGTTTTTTGTCATAATTTATTTTTCTTCTTCATTATCATCTTGTTCATCATCTTCATATAAATCTTTATCATTTACCAAAACACAAAAATCAAATAATTCTTCTGGAGATGATATAAAATATGAAAGATTATTTTTATCAGTTATTTTAAGTGAATCTTCTTCTAAATTAAGACTACTATAAACAAATGTATTTACTATTTGAGCTTTGGTATGTCCAAATAATAATATAACAGATTTCTCTATTGAACTATATAATAAATTATCATAACCTGAAAAATCAATACCATATTTACTAAATAAAGTATTTTGTTGTTTCCAGGCATGTGACCAACTTTGAACCATAGAAACGAATAATTCTTTTTCTATATCTTCACCTTCAAATTCTAGTTCTGTGTTGTTAAGTTCAATTTTAGGACTTAACATTTTGGAAAATATTTCTTTTATTTTGTTGCGTGCTTTCATTTAATCTCTTTTATAGTAAACAAATTAGTAAATTGACCAGCATCTAGTTGTTTTACCCCACACCAATACATTAATGCTTCAATCCAACATCTAAATTGTTTTTTAGTAATAATTTCTTCAGTAGGATCTGAATTTGAATAATATCCGAATGTTGTCATAATTGTTCTTTTAATTTAATTAATTCACTACATTTTTCATAATTATTACTACCTTCATAGTATTTAATTACATTATCTATCAAATCACTATATCCATCTTTTGACACTGAAACCATTAATCCAATATTAGTTAATTTGAATAAATCTATTTTTTCAGGTTTATTTTTGATAATAAAATCAAGTGTTTTCTCTGTTTCCTCATAAATTAGTTTATTAAAATCTTTACTTTTATATAAATTTTCTAATTCTTTTGGTTCATCAAATTGGAGAACGATTGAGAGTGGAGTGTGTATGTTAGTTTTATTATCTTTCATAAGGTAAATATATAAATTTATATTTTAAAAAACAAGCTTTTCTATAAATATTTTAAATTTGTAATTGGGTCGTGAGAAATATATTTCCCCCACTTATATCTTGCATATTCATGAGCATTTATTTCAGCTTGTCTTCGTTTTTCTCCATTGACTGATAATGAGGTGAAATGATAAAAACTACAAGTATAAAGTCTTAACATTTTTAATCCTGAAAGTTGACATTTGAGGAAAAAGTCCCAGTCACTCACAAGACCTAATTCATAATTTTCATCCCATCCTCCAACTCTTAAATAATCTGTTTTATTCATAAAGATAGGCAATGTTGAACCTGTATTATCTAAAGTTCTGGTTGGATTAGAAAATGATTTTAAATAATTGTTAAATTGGTTTAAATTAAAAGTTTTAGGATCCCTACCTAAATCTTTAATTAAAAATTGAGAAAACATACTAGGTGTAGGTTCTACTTGATTTGGAGATATAACAGAGTTAGGATTTCTATCATAATGTTTATTTAATTTTTCATCCCAAAATTCACAAGCGACATTATCATCATTAATTATTAATATACGGTCATACAACGTATTATATACACCTAAATTGGTTGCTCGACTGAGTCCCTGATTTTCAGGAAGATCCAATATATCAATGTGTTCTTTATATTTTTCAAGAACATCTTTATTCAAGTCATAATGACCATCTACTACTACTAATAGTTGATTTTTATTAGCTTGACCTTCGATGAGGGATTTAAGGCAGAGGTCTAGAGAATCTGGAGATTTATATGTTGGAATTATTACTGAAATTTTATTCATGAGAGGTGTTTCTTTTATTAATTATATTTTGACTTTCAATAGAACATTTTTCAATAAGATTTTTTATAACATTCACAAAATTATCATTGATTTCAGAATATTTACTTCCCATTGAACCTAAATCTTGTTCAACAGTCATTTCTATTTCATCTGTTTTTATTGTAAGTTTCATAATTTAATCTCTATTTGAATCTAATAAAATAAATAATAAAATCCACCACCAACTAATATCAGTATGTTCTGTTAATTTAAGAATTATAAAAAGTAGAGTCATGATTATAAATTTAAAATTTTTTCTACTTCATCCCAATAATTAATTTTATCCATTATTCGTTCATGTTCTATAACTAATGAATCAAACTCATATCCTAAAATAATTTCTCTTACACATATTGCAGCCATATGTTTAGCTTGTTTATATGAAATTTGATTATCAGGGAAATAAACATTAGTTTCATGAAGAAATTTACTAGTCAATTCTCTAGCTTTCTCTTGTTCTTTATTCATATTTACTTAATTGGATTAATCTTAAATTATGTTCTATTTCATCTATTTTATCTAATGATAATTCTTTAGCATAAAACCTAAACCATTCAAACTTTTGTTTAATTTGAGAATATTTGAAATTTGGAATTTTAATTAATTCTTGAAATTCTTTATCTAAATAATTGATCATATCTTTATCTTCTAAAGCTAAACCATAATGTCCTTCAGATAAATAATCTTTATATTTTTCATTGAATTGTATTGAAGTCATAACTTTATTTATTTAAATGTATTATTGTTCTAGCATATCCACAATCCATTTTATGTGATCTCAAACTACCACACCCCTCACAACTAATATATTTTCTAATTAAATTAAATATTTCAGTTATATCTGTGAATTCATTTTTATCAACTGGTTGGAATATAATTGTAAAACCATGATTAGCTTCAAATTGTTCAATAACTCTTTTATCATTTATTTTATTAATATAAACCCAAGGATAATTTCCTGCTAACTCAATTTCAATATTGAGTTTTTTCATACGATTTACAAATGTTGTTAATTTTTCCATAATAATTTTATGAAGGTTTCATTAAATCTATAATAGTTTTAGATGATAATTCATTCTTTGATTTATCATCTCCGGAGAAAGTAAATATATTATATAACAATAACCTTACTTTTTCAAATTCCATATTACTTAAATTTTCAATATTAATTGAATTTTTATTAGATTCAATTTTCATTTTTATATCCATAATTTTAATCTTCTATAACAATATTATTTTCTTTTCTATAATCCAATTCTTTCTCATACATTTGACTAGCAAATGATTCACCCATTCCTCCTGCTTCGTTATAATCAATACAAGCTTGTAACCAACTATTACTCATTTTAGACATTGGAACCCAAGTTAATGGTTGTTTTCCATCTTTACCTCTTCCCCCTCTACAAAATGCTTCTCTAATTTCTTCAAAAGGAGCATCTGAATAAACTGATAAATCTGTTGCAGGTACTTTATTTATTGATCTTCTTTGATAATCATTACCTCCATCTAACATATATTCTTCTCCATTTTTATCTAAATGAATTACATAATCATGTCTATGATATGAGGTGAGGATTGTACCGTCTGGGGTTTGGATTCTGGATACGATTAATCTTCGATCCTTTGGTTGTGGTTTAGGTTCTGGATTATATATTTTATATAGATTTTTTTCTATTTCTATAGATTTACCTTCAGGTAAATTATCAGCATAAAATCTAAAACTATTAAATTTTGATTTAATTTGAGAATATTTGAATCCTTCTATTTTAGTTAAAGTTTGAAATTCTTCATCAAGATATTTTATAGCTTCAGGATGTCCTAGATCCAAACCATAGTGTCCTTTTTCAAGATAATCTTTATATTTTTCATTAAATTCTTCTGCTGTTGTAGGAGTTGATGTTTTTACATAAATTTCCCAATCATTACTTTGTTCAATGAGTCGTTTTGGGATTGGTCTTCCATCAGTTTGGAGTTTATAATAACTTTCATTTACTTGTTCAGCAAAATCTCCTGTAATTTTATGTTTGTATTTTATCATAATTTTTAATATTTAACTACTTCAACTCCTAATATCTCAATTTTAGGAGAATCTTTATAAAATTGACCCCAAGTAGGATGATTAGCTCTTACTTCAGAGAATAATAGAGCTCTATTTTTTATAAAATCTATTTGTTCTTGAGTAGGTTCTGAGTCAAAATAAATAATAAGATTATCAGCATTATCATCATCTAAACTTACAGGTCTCCAACAACCATTATCATCCGGAACATTTTCTATATTATCGAATGAAATTGGAAGTACTTCTACAAATTCTCTTCCTGTATCATCTTCGTCTCCATGTTGTCCTGTACAAAATGCTGTTAATTCTCTTTCAAAATTACCTGCGTATTGATTGGTTTTGATTTTTAAACCATAATTTCCTGTTGCTTTTTTCATAACTTTAATTTTAATAAACATACAAAACCTTTATTTAAGAGCCAAGATTAGAGATTTTATATATTATATTAAGTTTAAATTATATTCTTTATTTAAATATTTTTTAATATTTTGAATAATATAATCAACATCTTTTTTACCACCTGTATATCTTGATAATAATTTTCCTTTGTATCCTGTTTTTTTAGCCATTTCAGTATTAGAATTTAAACAATCTAATAAATGTTTCTCAAAATCTTTTATTATTATTTCTATTGGGGTGTTTTTTAATTCTGATTTTAAATATAATTCCTCAGCATGAGCTTCGATCTCATGAGGTTCTTTATAATAACTCATTTGACAAAATTGATCAAATTGTGGAGGTTTTATAGAATTAGATTTAATTTGATAATAATGTTTAATTTCATGTTTTAAAGTAATTTTTATTTCATCTTCTAAATCATTTATATCTTTTATTTCTCCATTATATTTTATATTTATTGTAATAAAATCACCTTTAGCACCTGTTAAACCAATTATCCTTATTTCTTTATAATTTTTAGATTTATTGATTATTAATCTCACTTCTAATTCTTTATTATCAATATTTATTTTTGTTTTAAATGTAAATTTATTTCCATCAAACCCCTTTTCTAAAATATTAATAATTTCTTTAGAAACTTTGAATATTTCATCTTTTAATGTATTTTCTAATAATAATGGATTATTATAAAGGTATTTTTTTAAATTAAAGTTATCTTGCATTTTTTTTTATATAAATATTATTAAAGATTAGAGGATAAATGGATGGATTTTAATATAATTCATTTTCCCAATCATGTAAAGGTGTTAACCAAGCTGTTTCACCATGTGTTGAATATCCTGGAATTGGAGTTATTAATAATTCATTTTGGTCTCTTAATTCTAAAAACATATTAAAATCATTTGGATGGGTTCCTGAAGTCCATTTTTTTAATATATAATTTGTTCTTTTTAAAGTTTCAACTTTAGAAGCAAATGTCATAGTTGTTGAATTTGTTATTTTCCAATGACAAGAATCAGTTAGATAAACTCTTGTGTCTTCTGCTCCACCACTACAATATGGATTCCCTCCACTACTTGGTTCTATATATTTATCAGGATGATCATATAAAGAAACAAATGATGCTCCTAGGTTAAATCCTTCTAATAAAATCTTATATGAGTTAGGTTTATGGATATAATCATTCTCCACAAAATAAACTATTTCATTATCTTCCCAATTCAATGCTTTATCTAAAGCTAAATTAAATGTACCTGCACCATGACCTACAGATACAGATGTTATTCTACTAGGATGACAATATTTGGTAATCATTTGTAGTGTTTCTTTACTACAATTATCTTCTATTATTTCAAGATCTTTATTACCAAATATTGAAACAAAATTTTTTAAGCAATTTTCATTTGTGATATAATCTGGTTTTACTTTGTTATAACCAGCATCTGATATTCTATAAATTATTTTCATTTTTTGTATTTTTCTATATAATCACTGCAAATCCCCAAACATTGGGATATATCATCATTATTTAATTCAGGCATTACAGCTATACTATTCAATATAGGTTGTTTTTTTGGATAAACCCAAATATAATTTTGACTAGTTAAAGTTAATGTATCTTTTTCATGCCAAAAATAATTTACATCCCAACCACATGATTGAAAGAATTCAATGGCTTCTATATTTTTACAATGTATCCATAATTTATTAAGTCGTTCTTTAATGAATTGATTAACACCACCATATTGTGGTTTACCATGTCCTAACCATAATATTTTATCTTTATACCAAATATCAACCTCAACATCAAATCCCTTCTTAATTGCCATATCAATATAAGTTGGTTCATTTTCCCATGACTCTAATATACCGTTTGTATTACCTCTATGTGAAATTAATATCATCTATATGCACTGTGAGTTCCATTTTCCTTTACTGAAATATTGTTTTTGTCTATATGCTTTCGTAAAACATATTCTCCACATATTCCCATAGTTGGGTTTTCAGAAGTAATTTCATCTATATGATTAAATACATCTGAATAAACATCCATTATTTGAGAGCTTGAATAACCTAATGAATCTAAATATCCATTTTCACCATCAAAACACCCTGTAGCTACCCATAAATGATTATTATTTAAATTATTTAGATTTAAAGGTCCACTAGGAATAGCCATATCAAATCTAATTCGAATAACCCAATCGTATATAAAGTTATTTTCCTCTTCATATTGTTTTTTAAGTTTATTAGATTCATTTATTGAATAAAACATACTACACATATGATCACTTTTAATACTAGGCATTAATCTATTACTCCATTTATTTGGTTCAAAATATTTTTGAGGTTCAATAATATGTTTTTTAGGTTTATATAAACTAACCATATTCTCCATTAAATCGTATGGTATTTTATCTCCCATTATCCATCCATTCCCATTTATAAAATGTTGATTTACCATATTTGATATACCCCAAGTGTGAATGAACACATCCGGGTTTAAATCATCTATTATATTAGGTTTCATAGATTCATAATAACATGTTTCTAAAAACCTAGCTTGTCCTGATAAACACAATGCTACTCTCATCTATTTTATTATATAAGCTGTTGGACATGAATAATCTAATGATCTTATTTGTAGATTTTTCTCTTCTATGAATTTATCAACTCCTCGAGATTCACTCCATTTATGATAACCATATTCATCAAATACAATAATACCTCCTTTTGTGACATTATCCCATAAATTATTTAAAGTATTATATGTTGGTTGTTCTAAATCTAAATCCATATATAATAAAGATATTTTAAATCCAGGATTGTTTTCAGAAAAATGTTTACTGGTTATTGATATATCTCCTTGAATTAACTCAAATTCAGATTTTTGGAAACCATGTGATATAAGTTGATTATATAATATATCTATTGATGATTCATCATGTTTAAAATTTCTACCTTCAAATAAAGCTCCCATTGCTTCTTTATCAATTCCTTCTTCTATAGAAGATATTAAACTATCTGTATCAAAGAAATCAAAACCAATTATTTTTTTTGAACTATTAGGATTGAAAATATTTTTTAGTTTTAAGAAAGTATATAATCCTGTTCCTTTAAATATTCCACATTCAACAATATCTCCTGGGATGTTTCTTATCTGATTATATATTAATGTTCTTGCTACTAATTTATTAAAAACTCGTCTATCTTCACTTAGTATAAAAGAGTTAAAATTATCAAAAATAGATTGTGATGTTTGGGTAATTTCTAAATTATTTATGTTTATCATGATTTATAATTTAATAAGTAAAAGTTTAAATCTTCTGGAGTTCCTAATCCCCACATTTTAGTAACATTGAATGTTCTGATTTTCTTTCTATCTTCAATAGCTTGGTTAAATACAGGACAAACATAAAATTCATTATTTACATGAATATTTTTATTAATCATTTGTTCTGCATATTTAACAAAATCAGAACCATGTTTCCAATAGTAATAACCTACAGTTGCTATATCGGATATAGGATTTTTTTCTGCTACTTCAATTACTAATCCATTGTCATCAATTTTAGCAAATGACCATTTTGGATGAGTAGATATAAATGAAACAATTCCTCCATCAGCATCTGTTTCCTGCATTTTATACATAAATTCATTTGAATCCCATTCAACAAATTGATCAGAATTTGCAAAAAATAAAGGATATTCATTATCAATATAATCTTTAGCTAATAATGCTGTACATGCTGCTCCTTTTGTTAACCCATCTGATTCAACAATTTTACATCCTGGAGTTAATAAGTTAAGTAAAGTGTCTAAATTATATTTTTCACGATGTGATTTTTGAACTACATATATATAATTAGCATCTATGTTTAGATTTTCAATCACAACTTGAATCATTGGTTTACCATTAACTTCAATTAAAGGTTTAGGAAACGCATATCCAACATTTTCAAATCTACTACCAGCTCCTGCCATAGGAATTAGTACATTTAATTTCTCGTTTTTCCATTTAGGAATCATACTCATTTGATTGTTTAAATGTTTATAAATATTATCATACGTAATATCTTTAGGGGATCCAACTCTCATTACATGGGATTTTGATCTACTAGCTGCTAATAACCCAAATGGGGAATCTTCAATTATTAATGTTTCTTCAGGTAAATAACCCATCATCGAAATAGCCTTCCAGTATATTTCTGGGTGTGGTTTACTGTTTTTAACATCTTCATTAGAGAGGATCAGATCAAAATATTCAATAATGCCTAATTTAGATAATACCGTTATTACTGTTTTACGAATACTATTACTACAGCAAGCTATTTTATACCCATTATCAACTAATAACTTAATACAAACTTGTAATTGAGTTGAAGGGAGTAAATCACCTAATTTTTTTAATGTTAAACGTTGTTTTTCGTCCCAGATTTGTTTATATAGTTCTGTTGATAGACCTTTTTCTTTAGTTAACATTTCAAGTTTTTGATTTGTTTTTAACCCATCATATTTAATCAAATGTTCATCCCATCCTATAGAATATTTAGGTCCTAAAGCTTCATTTAAAGCATCAAAATGAATACCCTTAGCTTCAACCAAAACTCCATCTAAATCAAATATAATTAATTTAATCATTTTTTCTTTAATAATGAAGTAACGCTTCTATATTTAAATTGAGGTTCTTGATATTGATTAAATTTGTTATGAATTTCAATGAAATCAATGTTTTGCTTTAAGTAATGATTTTGTTCTTGAGTAAGATACATACTATCAAATGATTCCATTAGGTAGTATAAAGTTGTATTTTTTCTATTTTCTTGTATCTCTAATGATTTTCCATAAAGAGGAAAACCATTATCAGCTAAAGAAGTATGTAAATCTTCTATAAAGAATAACCCACCAGATTTTAAAAGTGGAAATAAGTATCCTAAGGTAATTTGCTGATCTAACATATGATGACTTCCATCATCTAATATCATATCAAATTCATATCCTTTGTTTTTACATTCTTTAACAAAATTTTCTAATTGTCCATGATTGGATTGATCTAATTTAAAAGTAAAAACTCTATCATTATTATGTTCTAATTTATCATCAATATCTAATCCAATAACAATACTATTAGGTAAATATTCATACCATGTTTTAAGTGATTTACCATCACATAATCCTATTTCTAGAATTAATAATTTATCATTTTTAATTGGTTCTAAGTATTTTTCATAGAAACCAGCATATGAATGTCTAGGGCCTATTTCAGTTCCTTTATCTGATTTATATTTATTAAATAATTTTTCTAATTTATTCATATTTAAAGTTTTTAATTTTTAACCATTTAATATTATCATCTGTTTTAAATTCTTCTATATCAGCACTTACATTTTTATAACCTAGATGTAAATTATTTTTTAATTGAGATAGAAGAATGTGATTGTTAATAAAATCTATATCATCATGTTCTGGATAATTATGAGTGTGGTATAATCCATAAAATAGGCCTTCTTCATTTCTTTTCCAATTATATCCTAATAATCTTAATCTATCTCTAGTATCATCATCTTCTTTACCCCATCCTTTATAATATGGATTTAACCCATTCATTTTGTAAAATAATTCTCGATGTAAAACAAATACTCCACCTGAATGATCTCCTACATTTTGATGAAAATTTCTATAACCTTCAGGAATATCGTCAAAATCTCTTTGAGATCCTTCTTGATTTAGAAAAATTAAATTTCTTACAGGATATAAAGGGACATCTGGGGTGGTATAATATGAAACATTATCACCTGGATAATAATCCACATCATGGAAAATAAAAATATTTCCTGTTGATTTTTGAGTAGCTATATTATATAGTGAATTTTTTTGAAATTTTTCATTATTATCTTGCTCAGCAATTATTATTTCATAAGATTTATTAAGAAAAATATCTTTTAATCTAGGTAATAAGATAGATAAATGCTCTTCCCTATCTCTATAAGAAATTATAATACTATATTTTATATCCTTGGATTCTATCATATTGATGAATTATTTTATAGTTTTTTATATTATTTAAGTCAAATTCAATTAACCCAGCATTTATAACATGTAAATGTACTGCTAATTCATCTTTTAAATTAGTAAAAATGGTTTTATCTTTATATTTAGTTTGAATCAAATAATTATATGATGTTTGATCTGCTACTTTATATTTACCTACTGACATTAAGTAGATATCAATACACATTTCTTTTACTAATTCAGATCCTCCCCCAAATACACCTACGTTATATACTGGTTTGTCTAAAAGTTTTTCTAGTCCTGCTATACCTAAATTATAATGGATGTGGTTTTTATTCCATTCTTCATTTTCATATATAATTTCCTCACTTGTAGCAACTAAAAAATTAGAATCTAAATGTGAAAACGGATTACTATTAAAATAGACATCACGTACATCTGTAATTAATACTTTATCATACATGTTGCTTTGTAAATAATTCCATATGTGAAAAAATCTAATATTGTGAATTAAATCATATGAAGTAGTAAAATCACAAATCCCAGTATTAAAATTAAATTGGGTTTTTTCATTACCCCAAAAATCAAAATTAGGATATATGATATTTATGTTATTATCTTTTAGGTATTCTTCAATTCCGTTATTAGAGGGATTGTAAAGTAATAAAACTCGTTCACAATCGTTCCAATTTGAGGTTTCTACCCAGTTTTTTAAATCTTGTGGAGAATAGTTTCCACTAATTGCTCCTATTAGTAAATTTTTCATTTATAAAAAGTATATCTTGTTGATGTGATCCATGATTACGTTGTTCGTCTAATATTTCTTTGGATTTAAACCCAATTTTTTCCATATATGAAATTACTTCATCATATAAAGGAGAATTTTCATTATATTCATTTAATGATACTTCCAATAATATTCCTTTAGCTTTACTACATAAATTAATTCCTCCCTCTATAATATCTAATTCTGATCCTTGAGTATCAATTTTAATTAAATCAAATTCAGAGTCAGTTTCGAACAAATCATCTAACTTAATTCCTCTTTTTTTAATTATGTTTAATTGATCATCTGAGTAGAATTCTGTTAGTTCTTTATATATCGAATTTCCAGTACCTATTGGATCTGTTTTTCTACTATAAAAATCATATTCATTGTTATCTTTAGTTAACATTCCTATGTAATAATTATCTGTTAATTTTTTTAGATAAGGTTCACATTCATCAGAAGCTTCAATTGAAAATATAAAACTATCAGGGAATATTTGTTTAGCTATCTGATTGAATTGCCCTATATTAGCACCTATATCCAAAATTCTATAAGGATAAAAATAATTGGTTATTTTACTTAAATTCATTTATGGTATGTTTTAATAAATTAATAATTGTTTTTTCATAGTTACAATATTTTAAAGCTAATTGATAATTTTCTTCTATAATATTAGTTTTATTTATATAAAATTCTTCTGTTAAATTATTACATTGGTGTATTATATCATCCGTGTTGTTTGATAAAATAATACCTTCTGTATTGAAAAAATCATCAATATTTGAACAACCACAGTAAATTGGAATAGTTCGCATTAAAAAACAGTCTAATATTTTTTCACTAAAATAACCTCTATGAGAAAAATTTTCAATAGCTATACCAAACATAGAATTAGAAAATACTATTTGTTTTCCATTTCTTCTATCTTCTTCATCTATATAAGTATTATCTTTAGATCCTATTGTTTGATAAAAATTAATAGGACATTTAAATTCATTTTTACGAGCCATTATTTCATGTCTCATTGAATGATTATGTGATTTAAGTAAATTACCACACAAATGAGCTATTTCAAATTTTTTATTATATTTTCTATTATATTGTTCAGGAATAAAAGTAGTATTTCCAAAAGGATTGAAAACAGCTCTATTACAGTTATTTAATATTTTATCATCCCATGTTATTATAACATCAAATAAATCTTGGTTTTTTATAATCCAATCATTTAAACCAAAATATTCATTAGGTTCAATAACAGCTATTATATTAAATTTAGATAATTGTTCTTGTGATGTTGGTGGGATTTGGTGGAAAATGGATAAATCCAAATCTTTAAAATCAACTAAAGAATTATATAAGTTATCTTGGTTTATATATTGAGTAAATAATTTCATTTATTTTATTGCTATTATGTTTAAACTCATTAATATTCCATTTTCTTTATCCATGTGAGGTAAATATGCTTTACTGAAGTCATCACCTGAGTATTTTTCTGGATCCCATAGATTTAATTCTTTAAATCCAATTTGTTTTAAATCTGTTTCTAAACTAGAGTAATCAAAAGTTATGTAATGATAATTTTCATCATAATCTTGACCACCATAAAGTAATCCTATTACATCATTTAATTTTCCTTCAGGTGTTCTATAATGAGCTACTATTGAACCAAAATCAGGTACAGCTAATCTAAGTTTACCTCCTGGTTTTAAGATTTCAAACCAACGTTTTAATACTTCTTTATATTCCCATCTCCCAAAATGTTCTAGAACATGACAAGCATATATTTCATCAACTGAATTTTCTTTATAGTTTCGTAAAAATCGAATATTGTTTACTTCATCTACACCTGGAAGATATCTAATATCAATGTTTGTATAATTTTCTAGGTGTTTTGTTCCACAACCTAAGTGTAATTTTTTCATTATTTTATATATGTTAATTCTTCGTTAGTTAATAAATAGTATAGGTTTTGAAATTGATGAACATAATCCACAGGAATATAATGAGAATAAACTTCAAACATTATTTTATCATCTTTATCTATTTCTAAATTAAATGCTCCTTTAACCCAACTATAATATTTAGTTCCATCTTCATTTAAACTATATTTTCCTTCTTCAAATGGATTTTCTTGGTATTGTTTTATAACTCCTAATTTTTCAAGTTCTGATTCTGTTAGAGGAATTGGGTTTAAATCAGTAAATGTACTTTTTAAACTTGTATTTTCTTCATCAAGAACATAAAAGTATTTTTCATTTATTTCGTAAACTTTACAAGTTGAATTTCCAAATCCAATATAATTTCCTATTCTTACGTCTTTTGGGTTTATCATAATGTATTATAAAAATTGTTTTGTTTCTCTTGACGTTTAATATCTTTTTCATGAATAAGAACCCATTCATTATTTTCAGGTAAAGCTACAAATGTTTTAACTCCTTCTATTCGTTCATGAACTTTACCTTCCCATCTTATATCTTTGGAATTTTTGTATAAGCGGGTTTGATAATCTGGAAAATTAATCCAACCATATTCATTTACTTTCCATCCCCATTTTTTAATATGTTCTTCAGTTAAACCCTCAACAGTATTAATTCTAGGAACTAAAAATAAATCAACTGTTGGATTACTTTCTAATAATTCTGGAAGATTATGAATTAATATAGTTTCGGGGATTTCATCAGCATCAATTTGGAATATATAATCTCCAGAAGCAAATCTACTTAATTGATTTTTAAATTGAGCAAAATTACCATCTAAAGCAAAAACATAAAATTGAGAATTTTTGATTGTGTTATGTAAATCTTGTTCATGGTTAAATCCTGTATATAAATTACATACTTCTAAAACTTCTGGAGTATGATTAATATCAAGTTGAATTATAACTTCATCTGTTTCTCGGATATGTTTTTTAAGATGGGAGAGTAGACGTTCTAATTCTGATGCTTCATCTTTAGCTGTTATAGCATATGTTATAATCATTTTTTATAAACTTTTAAATAAAATTCTTTCATTGTCAATAAAATGAAAATCATTATCTTCATAATATTCAGTTCCCCCATGTAGTTGCCAACCCCAATCAGTTCCTAAATATTCAGCAATGATAAATTTACCTATTTCTTCAAATTGAACCCAATAATAACCTTTTTCTCTCATTTTATATTTATTAAATAATAATTATCTCCTATAGTTATTACGATTCTACAACAAGTAGCCCTTGGTTGATTAATTCTTTCACTATTAATATATTTTCCATAACTTTTAATTTATTAATTCTGGGTTTTGGTAAATATTTCCTATAATTTCATATTTACCTTCAGCAGATAATAACCATTGAATAGATGATTGAATTCCTATTAAAATCCATCCATTAATGTAATCATATTTATTACTTCCATCTCCAAATACAACTTTAAAATTGGTTTTTGAATTAGATTTTATAATATCTCCTTCATAAATTTCTATATCTTTCAAATCTTTTAAACCAGTATATTGCATTATATGACAAGGTCTTGAAATACCATCATCAATATCTCTCCAATCTTCATAAAAAATAAATGAAGGATTTAAGTCATTACCATTATTATTATGCTTGGTTGCTTTTTCAAAAATATAAGGATTTTCAACCATTCTATTGTTGTATAAATCCCACGCTCTAAATTTTATTTCTCTCATACTTTAAATATAAGAAATTATTTTTTAGATTCCACGACCTCTTTAAATAAGCCTAAGTAATCCATTGCCTCCATAAAGTCCTTCTCATCAAATTCTTTCATAGACTCCATATTCATTTTCCATTCAAAATAAGTTCCATCTTTTTTCTTGAATTTCTCTTTTTCTTCTTCTTTAACTCGAACTGCTTTAACAGCAGCCCATTTCCAATTGTCTGAAGATGAACCATTAGCGAAGATCATTCCTGTTTCTGGGAGATTGATATTTGTTGGCATCCAAACTAATCCATCTTCGTCTACAACCATTAATGATTTGTAAAGATCAGGTAATACTTCCATTTGTTCTTTTAGAAAATCACTACCTTCAGTCATTGGAGATGAAGCACAAAAACCACATCCAAAACATTGGTATGTTTTAATTCCAGGAGCTACTTCTGTTACGTAACAAGCATTACCTCCACATCTATTGCAATTTGATAATTGATCAGTCATTTTTTAAGTTATTTTATCTTAGTTATATTAAAATCATAATCTTCATTCTCTATATCAAATTTATTTTTATCAATATATTTATTAATTAAATAAGAGAATACCTTTTTTCTAGCTTCACCCAATCCATCTTTATTATTTACATTAAAATTATCATATTGAAGATAAGTTTCATAAGGAACATCTTTATAATCTGGATTAACTAAAATGTCCCAAGTTGAATCCCACATCTTTGTGATTTGGGGAGTAATTAGGAAATATTCGTTTTTAACTTGTTTTATTGCTTCACAATAATAAGCTAAGAGATGTTCATCAAAGATGATGTCTGGAGTAGATAATATATAATAATCTATATCTTCTTGTTTGGCATCTTTTTGAGCATCTAAATGTCCATAAATTCCTTGATGAATAAATTTAATTTGGGTTTTATAATCTTTTAATAATGGTTCTAATTTATCAAATTTATTTTCAAAAAATGATTTTGGTAATTTACTTTCTTCCCAATTAATAAAAACATCAGAACAATTAAAAGTTATATCTAAAACTATTTCTACATCATCTGGTAAATAATATTTAGATTTTTTGAGTTGAATAAAATATTGTTCAATATAATCAATCTCATATGCCATAGCATGTAAGACTAATTTGATTTTTGTTTTTCTATTTTCCATAACTCATTTGTTGATTTCATTAAAATATTTACCTTCTCATAATTATTTTCAAAGTCGTCTAATAATTGAAGGAGGTAAGGAATACGATTATCTTCTCCATTTATCGATTTTGGAAATGGAGATGTTATAATACCAGTTCTATCAGCTTTATTTAAAATTTTAATGGTATCATAATCAGGAGAAAACATATGGATAAAATTAATATCTATATTATTTAAATAACTTTTAAGAGCTAATAAATGTATATTATAAAACATCTGCCCTCCACCTAATTCTTCTTTATGTTTCCAGCTATTTTCTAAATTATTATTACTTTTTATCCAAGTGATTTCATATTGTTCATTAGGATTTAATTCCTTTAACCAACCAGTATATATAAATAAATAAGAAGAACAAATTTTAATTCCTTTATCTTCTATTGCTTTTATGAATGCTTCTGATTTTTCAGGAGTATCACAAATAGGTTTATCAACAATTATTTTTTTAATAGTTTTAGAAAAAATTATATCTTTTAAATAATCATAAACTTTATTTGGAGGAATAGAAATAACTAATAATTCAGCTTCATCAAATATTTCATATAAATAAACCCATTCAATTCTATCTTTATATTGTTGAAGTTCTGGTCTTTTATCAAATTTATCTTGATGACGTAATTCTATTAGGATTTTTTCATTAGGATAATATTGACATAAAGCTGGTAACCAGCCATATAATCCAAACCCACCTCCTATTATACCAATTGATAATTGATCAGTCATTTTTTATTTAAATTTTAGTTAAAAATATTTCTTGGTTATCTATAAATTCAAAATCCCCACTCCTATATCCTGAAGGTAAATGATTCTGTAATAATAATTTATATAATTTTATTTTTTGAGGATCATTAAATCCTTTACCTGTTTTAGAAGTTGCTAAAATTACAAAAATACTATTATTATAATTCTTTATTAAATTTGTTGTAATATCCACAACCGTTTTCATTACTCTAATTAATAAAGATAAATTTGTTTTTTGAAATTGTTGATCATTACCTTCTATATCAAAACCTAAATTATATATTGTTTTAGATTCAGGTTTAATTATTGGAGGTAAATTAAAGGTATCATTAGGAACATCTGTTTCTTTTATTTTTACATTTACTCTTACAGGTTTTTCATCTATTTGAATTGAAAATCTCCCTCCATCCTTAGTTAAAACATAATTGAAACCTTTTATATTATTTAAATCTCCAATTTCATTTATTACTTCTTGTAATAAAACCAATAAAGATATATTATCTTGTTTCATTTATTGTATTTTAGTAAGTTTTGGTAATTGGATTTGTTTCATACCTGTAGGTGTTTTTAAATTTGGTAACTTCAATTCTACTTGACGAGCAAATGTAGGTACTTTATCTAAATGTTCTTTAACTAAATTCTTCATAGCTTCATAACTAAACTTCTCTCTATTAATTTCAGATTGTTTACGAGCATCTGGAAGATATTTATCATAACGTTTATAAACATTAGTTAAAGTTTCTCCAATTTCATGATAGTGAGGAGCAAACCATTTGCTTTCTTTGATTAGGAATTGGTTTGCTGTACTAGGATGAACTTGTTTTAATTCACCATTTATTAACACACTGTATTTTGAATCTAAAAAATCTAAATGACCACTCCAGTTACTTGCTATTACTGGTTTATTTAATAAACTGAATTCTAGTAAAGGTCTTCCAAATCCTTCACCCTTAGTCAATGAAATCATTGCTTTTACTTTTGGATGATTGTAAAGTTCATTTATTTCTTTATCTGTAAAATCACCATGTAATAAGTAGATGTTTGGTAAATCTTTACTATTTACTGTTTGTTTAATTTGATCAATACGTTTTAAAAGCATATCACGATCCATATAACTTGAAACAGCTCCTGATGATTTCAGGATTAATGCAGGTTTATTTTGTTTATTTTTGAATGTTTCAAAAAATGATTTAACTAATAATCCTACATTTTTTCTATCTTCTCCAATATCACCTTGCATCCAATGTCCTATAAAAAGAAAACAGAAATCTTCTTTAATAGAATCTAAATTAATATTTGTAATTTCTGATTTATCCAATAGTTTATAAGTATTTAGATCAGCTCCTTCAAATATAACTTCAATTGGTTTTTCTAATTGAACAATTCCAACAGTTCTACCTTGTTGATCTTTTCTTTCAAATTTAGAATTTTCGAATACTGTTTTAGCATGTTTAGATGAAACCCAAGTTATATTCATACGATTTAAACCTTCAATCCATTCTGGAATTGAAATATCAGATTCAATACCTGCTGTTATTCCTATATTATATTTTCCAATAGGTTGAAATTCATTTGGAACAGTATGTTGAATAAATATTTCTGGTTGTTTTGGGAGTTGGGGGTGAAGATGTAAATACTCATTTAAAAATGACCATTCAGGATTATCTTCAATAAATCCTTGGCTCGTGTCGCCCCAACGTTGTGGGATGATTTTTATATCCCATTCATCCTTTTTTAATTCGATAATTGCTTGTGCAATTCCTCTCGCACGAGCTCCATAACCACTGTATGTATTGATTGCGCAACTAAGCACACATAAAGGTTTGTTCATATTTTATCTTTAATTTTTAAATTCAGTAATTCTAATTATTCCATCCTCACCAACTTCAATTTTTTCAACTTGAGAACCTAACACTGTTTTTAAATTTTTATTAATAGGTTCTCTTGGTGTATAAGGTTTTAATTTTTTCTCACAAATTTCAACATATTTCTCTAATTTTTTAGGATCATATTCATGTTCCTTTATTAAAGGAGCACTATATTTTGCTAAATGTTCTACCATTAACCTTTCAGAGGTCATTTTATTTAATTCTTGAAAGAAATATTTTTTAAGATATTTGAATTCTTTAAAGAATGTTTTTAGGTTTTGAAGTTTGTTCATTTTTAATAAATTAATTTATGTTTTCTACTTACATCTAATTTATGTTCGGTAACATTAATAAGTTCAAATTTTTCTCTTGGTTTCCAAGTTTTAAATAATTCATCAAATGCTTCTATAACTCGTTCTGCTTGGTGTTTTGAAGTAAATCCTGCTTCATTACATGTAGCCCATATTCTACCACTTAAACCAAAAGTTTTTCTAACTTCAGGACCATCCTTATAGCATTTCATAATTTGTTCAGTTGCATCCTCAGGTCTTACTCTATCTGAGCTAATATAAGGTGTCATTGGGGATCCCTGAATTGAAATGTTAGAAGGATAAACTGGATAAACCCAAGAACCATGTGTTTTAAATGTACCTTTATGGTTTGAAGGAAAATCTTGATTAAAATCAATCCAATTACCTTCTTCATCTTCAAATCTCATTTGATCTTGCATTCCACCTTGTACATTTGCTATGATTGGTCTTCCTGCTAAAATTGCTTCAGTTAAACTTAATCCCCACCCCTCATTATCAGTAATTAATATTTGAGCATCTGAACTATTATATAACCAATTCATTTGTTCAACTCCTAATCCTTGTTGATGATAAATTATACTGTCTGGATATTCATCTAATAAATAATTTGATACTGCTGGTAAATCAGTTCCATGTTCGCTTACTAATTCAGTATGAAGTAATAAACAACATTTATTTGCTTTTTCTTTTGGAAGTCTGTCTAAAAACATTCTCCAAGCAAGAATAGTATCTGGAATTTGTTTACGTCTAATATTTCTACTATTAAAAAATAAAACAAATTCGTATTCTTTACCTTTAAATAATTCGTTTTTGAATTTGGTAAATTCTTTATATTTTGGATAGGATTTATCTATAGGGAAATAATTATTTTCATTTAAACCGTGAGGGATGTATTTTAATAAAATTTGAGATGAACGTTTTGAATTTGGATCTTCATTTGGTTGACCTAAAACATCTCCTACCTCTCTAAATGGAACTCCTCCTAAAACAACTTTATTAATATTTAATGTTTGTTTTGAAATAGCCATTAATAAATCACATGATTCATAGAATGGTTTATTCCATAAAGGGTAGGGAAATGGACTATCCCAAATTTGTAAATAAGTAATAGGAATTTTCTTACGAATTTCATTTTCAATATTAAATAACCATTGGAAATACCTTGGATCTGTTATTAACATGATTGCATCAGGTTTCTCAGCTTCAATTAAATATCTAACTAATCCTGTATCTCCATACCCATCAGCCGGAAATAACATAACACTAGAATCTGTTAATCCTGTTTGTTGATTTACATCAAATGACAAATCTAATTTTTTACCTTTATCCGGGTGTTGGATACTTCCTGCAATTTGGATCCAGTTGAAATGATGAGCAGTATGAGTAACTATTTCTCTAGCTACAGTTGCTACTCCGCTATGAGCGCGGAGTTAAAGGTCGTCGCAAATGAGGAGAATCTTTTTACGGTATTCTTTCTCTATGCGACGACCAAGAGTATTTGAATTGTTTAACATAATTTTGATTTTAATATATTTTCTAAGTTTTCGAATTCCTTATATGATATTTTAATATAAGAAATATTATTTAATTTGCAAAATTTTTCTTTAAGTTTATCTCTTTCTTTTAAACCTTTTAATCCTCCAGATCTGTTTTCAAAAAACGGAATTTTTTTATAATGTTGTTCTCCATGATATTCAATAACTGTGTTGAAATCAGGTAAATAGAAATCAAATGGTAATTTTCTTTTATTTTTACAATCATTAAATTTATGTTGAGGAATAAAATTAATATTATTTTCTCTCAACCATTTTTCTACTTTTTTCTCACCTTTTGAAGAACTACAAATAGGACAACCATGTTTTTGGTTTATATGTTCTTTGGGTGTTTGAGAAAACAATCCATGAATTTTACATTTTATATTTAATTTTTTATAAGCTTTAATATAAATTGATTCTGAATAATCATAATTATTTCCATGTATTTCTTTAGCTTTAATAATAAATTTTTCTAAATCCCAAGTTCTTTTCTTAGTAGAAACTATCATACTGCATTTCTGACATCCTGCTTTTTTAATTATATGTTCTTTAGGAGCCATTTTGAAATCTCCATGAATCTTACAAGTTATAACTAATGGAGTTGAATGTTCTATATATTTGGTTTTAGAATAATCATATTTATTATTATGAATTTTATCTGCTCTATTAATAAATTCATTTGGATTTTCAGACATTAAACCCCATCCACTACAAATTTTACATCCATGACCATTTAAATGATCATTTGGTGTTTGTTCAAAAACATGACTTTCACTACATTTAATTTTAACTTTATTCTTTACTCCTTTATATTCTACTAAAGAATAATCAAATTTATTCCCATGGATTTTAATTGCATCTTCAATAAATTGTTCTGTTGTTTTCTTTACCATAATTGACGACTCTAGTGTCATCGATAAATATATGAATTCTAAATTTTTTCTATTATTATTTTATATCTTTCTCTTAAGGGAGGAGCAATTTCAAACATACTGGTAGATTTTTCAAACACTCCAATAACTAATTTCTTTTTATCATCACTAATAATAGGTCCTGAAACTTGAAATCCTTCCATATGAACAGCAGCCTCAACATATTCAGCTAATTTGATTTGATTATCAGCAAATTCTATCTCTTCAGGTTCAAAATTTGAAGGATTAATATAACTTAATTTACCCATTTTTATAACTTTAATTTATTATTTAATATAAAAACCTATTTTTACAAAGTCAATCTTATTCTTCAGAACTTTTAAAATCTATTTTAACGTTGTGAATCATTTTTTGAAATTCTGGATTTGTATTATATAAATACATTGCTCGTTCTGCTAATTTAGTGAATGAGAATTTGTAACGAATTGAATTTACTTTGAAGTCTTCAAAGATTTGAATTGGTACTTTGACAGATGTGAGTTGTGTTTCTTTATCTTTCATGATATTAATATTGCGGTTTAACGTATATAAATATATGTACTTTTTAGAAAAATGTTGTAGTACTCAATAAATCTTCAATTTTTTTAACCCATTCAAACGAACAATCATGACTTATGGTTATTTCGTCATTACCACCTTCATTTTTAACTAAAGTACAAGTCCATGCTTTTTCGTATTTTATATGTTTAGATACAATTATTTCATAATTATAGATTTGTTTCCAATATGTTTCAAAAGTATCATATCTCCATTTCCATCCTAATTCTATTAATTTATCCATGTTTTATTTATTAATTCCTACAGAACAAAGCGACTTATCTGTTTTAAATACACAATAACGACAATTCCAATCACTAGGTGTAGCCTCGTATTGTTTATCTTTTAAACCATTATCATCAAATACATCTTGTATAAATTTTTCCAAATTTTCAACAGCTTTACTAACTTTATTCTTACCTGATGCAGGTTTAAATTGCTGGATATGATATATTGGAAAATCTGTTGATTTGGGGATTTTACGTTTCATAATAAAAAATTCAACATCTATATCTTCTATAGGAATATTAAATTGTTTACTAAAGTAATGTTTATATAATAAAATTTGAGCTATTTTTGTTTCGTCTTTTTTATCTTTATCAACCCAACCACGACTCGATGTTTTTAAGTCGTATATAACAAATTTATTTGTTGGTTCATGGTATAATACGAGATCAATAAAACCCTTAAATATAACGTTTTTAAAACGTGTATATGGTGACACTAATATCGGTATCTCTACACCTACCAAATACCAATCTCTTTTACTAAAATATCTATTTCTGTTCTTTTTTATAAAGTTAAGTATATTTACTCCATCTTCATAAAATTCTCTCATTTCAGCAGCATTACTAAAATGTTTGTTTCCGTTGTCTTTAAATGACTTTTGGTATTCTTCTGTGAATTGGGTTTGGAAATATTCTTCTAGATCTATTTGATCTGCTTCAACTCCTGATACTTCATAAGCTACTGTGAGATAATTTTGGATTGTGTTATGAATTGCAGTTCCAAAAACGAGATTTAAATTATAATCTTGTTTATAATGTCCATCTTTATATTTTAAAGCCCATTTTTTCTTACAAGAATAATATGTACTAAAAGCACTATATGAAATTGATTTCTGATAAGAATAATCCATCATAATTGGAATATGACTTTTTATTTCTTTAAGAATTTTGGGAATTTGTTTCTTTTTGGACATTATACCATTTTATAAATTCTACTACTGCTTGATATGTTGCTTCTAGTTTTGTTGGAAAATCAATTCCTCTAGTTTGTTCATTAAATGTGTGAAAAGGATCTAATTGAAGATTCATATAAATCCAACATCTGTTTCTTTCTATTTCAACACATATTGAACCATTATTATATTCAATTTCACCATCATGACTTTCCCATTTATATCCCCATTCTTTTAAATCTAATGATTCTATTTTTTCTACTACTGGTATAAGTTTATTCCAATCTTCATTATATGAAAATGTTAAATGTACACCTCTAGGAAATTGTTTTTCCCAACCTGGAGGAGAAGGAATTATACATCCTGCTTCTTTTGATTCAATTTTTATATTTTTATAACCCATAAACTCAGCTATGAGCTTATTATTTTCTGCTATTTCTTCCATAATCCTTTTTCAACTAGTTGAGCAATAATTCCATAATTAACTAAATCTTGATAAGTATCAATCATTGTTTCATTGTTTGTTTTACGTCTGGAAATCATAATGTTTTTCCATCTGTTTACTTTATCTGATATTCTATACCATAAACCAGTTAATGCAAATTCTTTTTCATCTTGGTTTGATAGTTGAGTTCCAGCAGATATATTACTTAAGCCGTAATCGAGATGTTTCTTAGCAAATAATTCAAATTGTTCCTCAATTATTTGTTTATATCCTTCATAGATTGTTGGATATTCTTGGGCTAGTATATTTTGATAATATGTAGGGGAATATCTTACACTATCCAAAACTTCATTATGTGTTTTTCCATCCATTATCTTGTTTCTTTTAAATTAATTGTAAATTTATGTTTTGAGTAAGTTCCAAAAGAATAATCACATTCAGCATCACAAAATACATTCCAAATTTTCTTATCTTTACCTTCTTTAACTTTCTGAATAATATCTTTTTCAAATTCGTTTTCAGGAGTTAGAATAATATCTACTTCTCCATTTTCTATAATTACTTTTGATTTCATTTTAATTCTTTTAATAATTTATTTATAGTTTTTTCATCAACTCCACTCTTAACCAAAATATCATTTACTCCTTCTTTACGTAATAAATGAACATATTCTTCTGCTTCACCTAAAGAACAATCATAAAAACTAGATACTTTTTCTAAAATATCTTTATTAACTGATTTTTTACTAGATTTAATATATTTAGAGAATATGAATTTTTTTGGTATTATTTCGCAATAAATGTTATATAGTTTTTCTTTTTCTGAATATGGAATTTTTTGAACGTAGTTCACTAGTTGGATATATGATGGATTCATACTAAGTATACGATTAACCATAAAAGGTTCAAATGATTTTTGTTCTTCAGGAGTGAATGTTTTCCAACTCCTTTTAGAAGTCATAATTTCTTTAGTCCAATCAAATACATTTTTAATCATATTTACTTTGAAATATAAAATCCAAATTGTTCGTATTCTTTTCTTAATTCAACTGGTATCATATCTAAACAAATTAGTTTTGTGTTGATATCATACATTAAAGGAACTGGAATTAATGGATCAGCATCTGTTCCTAAAATAAATTTGCTTCCTTTTCTCAATAATGCTCCTTCAGCTAATATAATTGGAGATCCATCTTCGTTATTAACTGCTTTAGTTAATGTAATGTCTATTTGTTGTTGTGGTAGTGGTTGTTTCATATTTTTATCTATTTAATTTATCTATATTAATATCATATTCTTCATATAATTGATTTATTTTTTCAAATACTGTATCTAAGGTTTTTTGATTGATTTTAGGGTTATCATTTTCTATTTGTTTGCGAGTATTCAGTTGAAGCTCCCATAACAACATAGCCATATCCAAAGATTTAATACATCTGTGATGAGCCATAGCATCGTCATTATCTTCTAGGTTGAATGTAAGTGTTGCTTTCATTATCCTTTAATTAATTTTTTGGTTTGTAATACTTCTAAAATACGAGCTACACAAGCACATAAATTTATTTCTTGATCAATCCTAAAATTCTTATGATATAACATTTCCTCAAGAATAATAGTAACTGTACCTTCTAATCCACCAGCATAATCACTTAAGCGTTCATATAGTTGTTTATACACGTTATCAAATTCGGAAGAACCAGAATCAACAATATGTTGACGAATAATATTAAACGATTTATTAGACGGTTTCTTTAATTCATCTATAATTTTATCAATATATTCTTCCTCAGCTAATATTGCTTTTTTATCTAAAATTAATTCATTATTAATTGTAAATTTTTGACAATTATTAATTGTTTTTCGAATATCTGGATATGATTTGTTGATTATAAATGCTAAATCTTCTAGATTATATTTTATTTGTTCTTCATCTAAAATATTTGAAACATGCTCAGCAATTTGTTTTTTAGTAGGTGCTACTAATTCAAATTCTTGTAATCTACCTCTTAAAGGAGCAATCAATCGTTCTGGATAATTACCTGTTAATATGAATCTAGTTTTTAAACTAAATTGTTCAATCATATTAAGTAATAATACTTGAGATGCTTCTAATAAATGAGTTGCTTCATCAAGGATTACTATTTTAAGTGGTTTAAATGAATTTGAACTTGCAAACGAACCTACTTTTTCTTTAATAGATTCAATTGATCTATCTTCAGTTGCATTTAAAATAATAAAACTACAATCTATGTTTTTTGCTAAAATTTTAGCTAAAGTTGTTTTACCAGCACCTGTTTGTCCAAAGAATCCTAAGTGAGGTAAATCTTGTTTATCAATAAATTCTTGAAACTTAGCTTTATTGTCTGGAGATCCTAAATAATTTTCTAGAGTTGTGGGTCTGTAACGTTCGTTTAGGATTGTGTGTTCTTTTTTTATCATAACTTATTTTTAATAATTAGGTAATTTTTTAATAATCCAATTAACCATATTTTTATAATCAATAGATGTTGATTCTATATTTCCATTATTATCTTTAGTTATCAACGTATCATTAGAATAAAATTCGGATTTTATTTCAATAAATTCTTTAGCTTCTTTACCTAAACTTTGAGCATATTCTCTATATAATTTTCTACCATTCATAACTTTAATTTTCCTAAATATACAAACTTTATTTTAATTTACAAAGACAATTTTTAATTTAAATCCCAACATATTTCAGTTAGAAATTTATCAGTTCCATTTACTTCCATCATTTGTTGTTTATGCCAAGAGCGTAATTCATCATCTTTATTCTGATCCCAAGAGTTTAATTTAGCTATTCTAATAAATTTTTGATAATCTTTATCATCGATTTTTCCTTTTAATCTAATTAAACCTCCAACACAAGTATTCCATTTAGTCTTTCTACCATCATATGTAACCCAATAATAATCCATATCATCATCTCCGATAGCAATTAATCTTTCTATTTCATGAGACTCAGTAATTACAAATTGACCTTTTAATTCTTCAAATTCATCAAGAATTCTTTGTAATGTAGGAGTTATTTTTTTATTCATCATATAAACTGAATTTTTTAATTGGGGGTTGTTTGTTATCTTCTAATAAAGCATATAATTCACCTTTTAAAGGAGATAAAACATAATCAATTTTATATTTTGTTTTTTGATAATAAGCTTCAAGACATTCTGTTAAAGAATTATATTCTTTTTCATTTCCTGGTGAAACTATTTCTTGAACTAAAATCCAAGTATCTCCTTTACCAATAACACGTTCAGCTATTAATACTTTATTCTCCATTGTGTCCAGTGTTTTACAAATTCTTCAATTTTCATATTTAAAAAATTTTTCTCCTTTACATTAAAACATTTAACATAAACTTGATTATCATCCTCCATATAATAGAAGGAGTCTAGTTTATATTTGACTCCCTCTACTATAATAGGTTGATTTTTTTCTATTTTAAGTGCATCTCTCATTTATTTGATTTACATCATTCCTTCCATTGGATTGAATGGTTGTTCTTTTTTAGATTCTGGTTTATCTACTACAACACCCTCGGTGAGAATTATTGTACTTGCTACACTAGATGCATTTGTTAAAGCATTTTTACATACTTTGAATGGATCAATAATTCCAGCCTCTTCCATATTTACAAATTTATCAGTTTTAAGATTATAACCTTTCCACTTATCTTTATCACTGAATTTATTCATTAATTTATAGATATCTTCTTGAGTATAACCTGCATTTGATAAAATTTTCTTAAATGGAGATGAACATGCTTTATAAACAATTTGTTTACCTATTTTTTCATCACCAATTGAGTTTTTCCAACTAATTACTTCTTTAGCTTGAATTAAAGCAGAACCACCACCAGGAATAATACCTTCTTCAATTGCTGCTTTTGCAGCATTAAGAGCATCATCCACACGGTCTTTCTTCTCTTTCATCTCTAATTCAGAATTACCACCAACATGAATAATAGAAACACCCCCAACAAATTTTGCTAAACGATCTTGTAGTTTTTCGATTTCGAATGGAGTGGTTGATTTTTCAATTTGAGATTTTAATTCTTCGATTCGTGCTTCAATTTTTTCTTGAGTACCTTTTCCATCAACAATTGTTGTTTGTTCTTTAGTAACATTCACTACTCTAGAGTTTCCAAACCAATCTGTGGAAAATTTATCAAGTTTCATTCCTTTATCTTCACTAAATACAGTTCCACCTGTCATAATAGCAATATCTTCAAGAATTAATTTACGGCGATCTCCAAAATCAGGAGCTTTAACAGCACATATTTTAATAGTACCTCTCATTTTATTAACAATAAGAGTTGCTAATGCTTCTCCATCAATATCTTCGGCAATGATTAGTAATGGTTTATTACTATCTGCAGCATGATTTAGGATTGGTAATAATTCTTTTACTTGTGTAAATCTACGATCTGCAATAAAGATTAAAGGATCTACTAAACCAGCTGACATTGAATTATTGTCTGTAACAAAATAATGAGATTTATAACCTCTGTCGAATTGCATACCTTCAACTGTTTCAAGATAAGTTTCACCTGATTTTGATTCCTCAATATGAACTACTCCTTCACGTCCTACTTTTTCTAAAGCAGCAGATATTAAATTTCCGATTTCAGGATCATTATTTGCTGAAATTGTAGCAATTTGAGTAATTTGTTCTGCTGATGAAATATCTTTTGAAATGTTGGTTTTGATAAATTCAACTACTTCTTTTACTGCTTCATCAATTCCTCTTTTTACCTCTACAGCATTTGCTCCTTTATCTAGAGCCGCTAGACCTTCATTTGTGATTACTTGGGCTAATAATGTACTAGTCGTGGTGCCATCTCCTGATTTGGTTGCAGTTTTAATAGATGCTTGTTTAATCATTTGTGCTCCTAAATTTTCAATAGGATCTTCAAGATCAGAAATAGACTTGGCTACTGAAACTCCATCTTTTGTACTCAACACCTCTCCGTTTTCAACATATATAATGTTTCTTCCTGAGGGACCAAGTGTACTTGAAATAGCATCCGCTACTTTATTAATTCCTTCTGTTAGTTTTTTACGGGCTTCACTCCCTAATGTTACTTGTTTGCTCATATTTTATTTATTAGTCTTCAATTACAGTTATTAAATCAGGATCTTTTACTACAATATAATCTTCTCCATCTACAGAGAATTTAATTCCTCCAAATGCAGGAAAAGCTACTTTATCCCCTATTTTTGCTTGAACAGGAATTATTTCACCATTAAAGAAATTAGGTGAACCTGGTCCAACAGCAATTACAGTTCCTACTTTTGGTAATTCTTTTCCTAAATCAGAAATAATAATACTTCCTACTTTTTGTTCGTTTTCTTCTAGTTGTTTAAGAACAACCTGATTGTGAAATGGTTTTAATTTCATATTTGTGTTAGATTTTTTAATTGATTTTTTATTTCGTTAAATTCTTTAATATAACCTTTTATTGTTGAATGTTCTTTTGAATTCACTTTATGTTTAGCTATTGTTTCTAAACATGAGTTGAAATTGGAATAATGTCCAATTGTTTTTTTATACTCTTTTCCATTTGTTGTATACTTTGGATCAGGTGTTACTCGTTCTGATACTGTATAACAATATTGGTCTATTTCTATGAAATAAGGATCGATGAGAGGATCATTAATCGATTTATTTGATGTTTCTTTTTCTGCCATAACTTATTTATTTATCGTTTTTACAAATTGCACTTGCTCTATCAAAAATAGTGTAAGTTTTTAATCCTAATTTTTTACATTCATCTTCAGCCATTCCAAAACTACTAGGATTAACCATAATCATCCAATAATAATTATTTCTATTTTCTAGTACTTCAAATCCATATTCTTTAAATATACATCCTAGAATTGAATTATGACCCATAATCATAACCTCTATAAACTTTATTTCTTTATTCATCTTTTGTAAATTTTAAAATTCCTGTTTTTATAATTGGTTTATTTTCTTCATCAGTTTCAAATCCAATTATTTTGTAAGGTTTTTTTTGTTTTTCACATAACTTTATAGCGTGTCTAGTACCAGGAGATCTATAATTCCAGAAAGCAATAGCCATATCACAATTAGATATAATATCTTTATTTCTTAATAATGCTGCTTTTTTACCATGTTTTTCCCAATCTGGAAGAAATATTAATGTTTCGATTTTATGTAATCGAGCCCAATATTCTCCTAATTGATCAGCTCCTTTAGCACCTCCACTTACAATAAGTGTAATTTGATCTTTGTATGGTCTTAAAGTTTCGTTTAATAATTTTGTATCATTAAAACTTCTACTTCCTATAATAGCTAATCTCATAACAGTTAATATACTAAATCTTTATTTATATTCCAAGAAATTTATAAATCTGCTTTACGTATCATAAAATATTCTGTTGATAAGTTTTCTTTATCAACGAATTTTAATTTCATCAAACCTTCTGAATTAATTAAAATATTACCTTCTTTCATATCTTTATTAGCAGATAATATTTCTTTTAATGTGTTTGAACTAAATGGAAGTTTCATATTGGATATTGATTCAATTGGAATTGAATAAGTTATTTTATTAGAATAATCAGTATTTTCTCCAAATGTAAATAACATAATTGAATCTCCTATTGGATTGATGCTTGTTTCTAAAATCATAGTATCATCATCTCCAATTGCATTTTTAGATTTAATTAATGCAGCTATATTTTCAGGATCTAATTTAATTTCGATTTCATATTGATCTGGTTCTTCAACATCTGCTACTTTCTTAGCCATCATTGTGTCAGCTAAAGCATAATTAACATCAAATTGAGAATCTGAAATATCTAATCTTGTTGCTAAATTTTTTGTTTTAGCAACATTTAATGTAAGATCTCCATGAGTAACATTAATTAATTTATTAAATTGAGAAGTATTGAAAATTACTAGATCTGTATTTTCTAATGGGAAATTTTTGTAGGTTACTTTTCCTAACATGTCTTGGTTAGGAGACATAAATTTAATAATTAATTGTTTATCTTTGATTTCCCATTTGGTACTTTCAATCATTCCTCCTAAGTAGTATTTGGAGATAATACTTTGTAAAATAATTTTTGTAATCATATTTTATGAATATATAAACTTTATTTAAATATAACAAGGATTTTTACGAATCTGCTTTAGTTAATTTTGAATGTGTTATTGATTTAGGTTCTTGTTTAACTTTAGTTTCACAACCTGAAATTAATATAATTAGTAATAGTATTTTACCTATAGTCTTCACATCTACCTAAGATTAGTTCTGGAATTATTCCAGTATTGTATTTTTCATATAATGATTCATCATAATCGAAATTGATAACTATTTGTTCATCTGTATTATATACTCTAGGACTTACATCTTCTATAGTTATCTCAGCTTTATATTTAAGAAGTAATTCTTTTAATTCTTTATGAAATGATTGTTGTTTTTCTAAAGGACTCATGTTATTAATTTTATTTAAACATATGATTTATAGTTTAAAAAGCCTAGACTAATTTTGGTAAATTTTGTAAATTATTAGCTGTTTTTGTATATATTTGAGTTGATTTAATATCTTTATGACCCATCAATTTTTGAATTTTATTTAATTCAACTCCCTGTTCAACCAAATGTGTCCCAAAACAATGACGAAGAAGATGAGGGTGAAAATTATTTCCAAAATGTTTTTTAACAATCATTTCTACTGATTTAGCAGAATATTGAGGAGAATTATTTTGACCTTCAAATAAATATTCTTTTGGTTGATATTCTTTATAATAATCTCTCAATAATTGAAGTAAATTATAGCTGATAGGAATAAATCTATCTTTAGCTCCTTTACCTTGAACTACTTTAATTAGGTTTTGGTTTTTTAGGATATGTTCAACTTTAAATTGAATAAGTTCATTTAAGCGAAGACCACATCCATATAATAAACTACAAATTGACTTATGTTTTAGATTTGTTATTTTATCTAATCGAGTTTTAATTTCGGTTTGAGAGAGTAGAGTTGGAAGATATTCTTTTTTCTTAGCTCTTATAAATTTAATAACTACTTTTTTCCTATTTAAAATTTCTTCATAAAAAAGTCTAATTGAACTAATTGATTGATTTTGTTGAGATCTAGAATAATTTCTTACAACTTTATCAAGATATAAATTTATATCATCATAATTAAGTTCATTTTCATACTTATTAACATAAGTTAAAAATTTATAAACTTGGTTATAATAACATCCCCAAGTTTTTTCAGAATTATATTTATTTTTTAGAAAAAGTTTCCATCTTTCTAAAGAATCTGTATTTTTGTGTTTTATAACCATTGATTTTATTGATGAAAGTTTATGTGATGTCTAACCCCACGTTAGAAATAATTTAAGAAAAGAATTCTAATTTAGGGTTATCTATTTTTACCTTTAAGTTTGGATAACTCATTGGTGATGAATGATAGGAACCACCGTATGGATTTCTTAATGGTCTTATCCATAATTCATCATCTATTATATCAAGGATAATGTATCTAACACCATCATAATTTACTATGTCATTCTTTTTTAAACTATTTCTAACATCAGATATATTCAAGTTTTCATTGAACTCTCCGAAACTTTTTATGTTCTCGTTTTTCATCTTTTTCATCGTTTAAATTGTTTTTATTATATATTAAAAAGAAAACCTAAATATATCTGAGTATCGTTATAACCAATGCTACCTTACTGCTCCGAATTAGCTTTTTCAATATATTGGTCAACGCAAAATGAAAACACCACATAACCCTTTTCAATTGCAGGATATTCGTGCAAAACATAAAGTATTGTTCCTCGTATTTCTTTTCCGCTGTAAGTGTTAGTTTCTGCATCGTATTCCTGCAAATAAACAGTATCACCTTTTTGGAAATCTCTGTCATTTTTTCTAACCTCAAATGTTTTTGATTGTTGCCAGCATCTTTCAAAGTATGGCTGAACTGTTTTTAATCGGTGTGTTTTCATTTTGCTTATTATTTCAAATTGAGTTTTTACTAAGTATTCCGCACTGGTTATAACAACAAATATGCGGCATTAAAACGACCGCATATTTGCAGCCGTTATAAGTAATATTATTTTTGTTTTGAGAGTTTAATAAAATCTTGTTTTAATTTCTCACAAAACAGTTCCAATATTTTATCTTCACCAAACTCCATCATTTCCGCTTGTGAAATTTCAACACACCAATCAAAAGTTATTTTCTTAATTGGTATTAAATCCTCTGTGATAATAGTTGGTGATAATTCAAAGTTGAAATTTCCTTCGATTTGTAATTCACCATTTTCAATTTTAATTTTTGGTACTTGTGTTTTCATATTTTTTTAATTTAATTTTTATAAGGTAAAACAAAAATAATACATACTTATAACAAGGTGTATATGTATTTTTTTAAAAAAAGGTAGTGAATAATTTTGAAATTTCTAAATAAAAAAACTACATATACACCCAACCGTTAGGTGCAATGCTATGACTGCACCAATTCATATTTACGTTTAAATACTTCGTCTGCTATTGGATAGTATCTTTCTGGATTATCAGGTTCTTGAACAATCCATTCGCCAGCTTTCACATTTACTCTTTCGCCTTGAATAGTCCATACTTGACCTGAATAAACTTCTCCATTCGGTGAACCATAAACATTAAACACCCCTTTTGGAATTTGATTAGGTGGTAAAAATTGTTCTGCTTCAATTTCATTAATTTGTTTTGCTCTATATTTTGCCATTTTATTTGAATTTATGAGAAGCACCGCACCTAACAAGGTATTGCCAAAAGCAGGGCTTCATCTGTTAATTAATCATTTGTACTTCTATTGGGTATTTGTACAAAGTTTAAAAATTTGTATTTCAAATCTCTGCCTTCGGCAATACCCGAACCGTTATACGCAAGCACTATATTTAGGCTTTTTGTTGGCAATCTAATATAAATTTTTCAGCATTTTCTATATGCTTAAATCTTGTATGATAATAATCCGACCCATACATAGTATCTTTACCAACAAATTCCTTTTTAATAAAAAATGAATCTTTTTTATAAACTGAGTAATACTCATCACCAGTATTTAATTTAAACCCATCACCTGTATATAACCATCCATGCTGAAATTCTTTGGTTTCATTTTTTTGGGTTTTTAAAATTTCATCTTCCAACATAATTGCATATTTCTCCCAATCTATTGCAAGTCTGTTTTCTTTTAATAAATCAATACGTAATTGTTCTCTTTTTTTGTTTCCCATTTTATTTAAGTTTTTGCACCGCCAACGCTCAAAAACGAAACGCTAACAAGCGGTATAGTTAATAAAGGCTGAATTAAGTTTTTATCTTAGATGGTCGGTAGTGGTCAGCCTTTACTAAACCATACCGCCATCCGTTATGTTCAATTTTATTTTATTAATTTTTAAAAGCCTACGCTCTTAACTGGTTTAACCAAATAATTAAAATCTGTTTTTATAACTTCATTGCCAAAATAAAAATTTATAATAGTTCCATTTTCGCCAGGTTCAATTCCAATTTCTATTCCATCTTGAGATTTAATTATGATTTTTTTATTTTCATTACATAATTCTTCAACTGTATATAATCTTATTTCTCTTGGCATGATTCGTAAGTTTTAATAAATATTTCATTTTTACATGGATAAAAATCTCTATCTCCAGTTGGAAATGCTTCCTTAATTATCCAATCATTTGGAAAGGCTTTCATAACACCTTCTTTTGTTTCAATAAGTAAGCTAAATATCGGTGCGCCTTTTCCAGCAACATAAGCAGTTTCGCTTTCTAATTCTGTTTTCAATTTCTTACCAACAAAAAATTCAATTTCTTTTTTGTTGCTGTTTCCGTTCCATTGTATAGCTTCAACTTTAACAGGCTTTTTTCTAAATTTTTGTATCATACTTTTTAGTGGTTTATAATAATTTTTACAATGCTCACATTGATAATTACACTTTTGTTTTAATTCTATATCATTTTGACAATACATTTTCCTTCGCTTTTTTAAAAATTAATAAAATAAAACTGCCTCACACACAAGCCTACGCACCAACATAACAGCACCTAACAAAAAGCGGCATCAACTGTGTTTGCTAAAAAGCCGCCTTCTGTTAGCTGCAAACCGTTATAAGAAATAAATTTGTTTTACCTCTATTTCTTCAAAACCACTTTGCTTTAACCAAGTTCTTGCTGCTGTTTCGCTTTTAGCTGCTATTGCCTGTACTTTTTCATCGCCTGACCAATTTCGGTAACGCACAAAAACAAATTTACTTCTTATAACAGCACCCTTGTTCAATGCGGGATTTTCGGCTTCGTTTGATACTTTTTTGTTCATAATAATATTTGTGTTTCAAAATTAAATTAGTGCTTTTAAGCCCGCACTAAACAAGGCTTAAAAACGTTATGCAACATGCTACAAACCTTGCTCACGTACATACATATATAATATTTCCTCAATCGTTACATCTTGGCAATCCGTCTTTTCTGGGTAATATATCATTACTTGATTTGCCCATCCATTTCTGCAATCGCAAATATTTTGAAGTGGTAACTCATTCCACCAATCCAAAGCACGTTGCATAACAACAGATATACCCAATTTGGGGTTCTGTTTAAATCTTGGTTCTTCTACATTTTTATTCATTTTATCTTAATTTTAAAGTTTCTACTATTTAATCCCAAACTGGGTATATTTGCAACCGTTATAGTTAATTAAATTATTGTTTTGATTTCTCTTTTAATAATCTATCAACTGTTTTATCAAGAAACTCATCTAATTCATTGTTTTCCAATCGTATAGTTTTAGATGTTAATATACATCCTATACCATAAATAAACGACCTTTCGAGTTCCTTTCTTAATTCTTCTTTTGTCAATTCTACTTTTTCCATGTTTGTATTTTTAATTTGTAAAACAATAATTTAACTAAACTATAACAAAGTGTAAAAAACATTAAAACGATTTTTTACACTCAACCGTTAGTGGCAAGTGCTTATCAGTCGTTCTCCGAATAACGGTTTACAATAGAAGCCAAAGTTTTTAAATCGTTTGTTGCATTTTCGTAACTTGACTTATATTCTTCAACTTGCCTTTTAAGGTTTTCAATTTCTTTCTCGTAGTGTTCTTCTGCTTTTGAAAATGCAACACTTACACCAACCATAAAACTTTCTTTGTTTTCAGATTCTGAATAACCAATCGTTCCTTTGGCTTCTAATTCAATTCGTTCTCTTAATTTCATTTTCGTTTAATTTACCGCACCAGCCACTAACAGCGGTTTTGCGCCACCGCTGGACAGTTGATGCGCTGTTATTAAAGTTTTTCAAAGCGGCAGCGCAAAGCCGCAAAACGTTAGCAGCAATAACTATCGACCACCTTCTATGTAGTGTTCACGTATTTCTTTTGCTGCATCATTTTGAGCATCTACCGCACCTTCTTGATAACACTTTTCAGCAAAATCACGAAGGATAATTGCACTTGCTTCTAAGTTTTCAGACTGCATCAAAAGTTCTGCTAACTCATAAATTTCTTTTTCTTGTTTTGACTGTTCCATTTTTTAATCCGTTACTGCTGCTAACAAGGTATATATGCAATACCCTATTAAGGTTTATACTAAACTTCAAAGTTTGGCACATGGGTACTGCATATATACCCAACCGTTATGTGCAAGTTTTAAAAATAAAAACCCACCGCACGGTTTATTATTTCAATTTTACAAAATTCTCTTTTGTTTTTGTGTATGTAATTACTTTTACAAAATCAATATCCTTTTCAACATCAAAATATTCGGCTGCTCCGTGTCCTAATGTTATTTGGGGAGAAAAAAAATTATCAATGTTTTTCAATGTCAGTTTTTCAAATTCTTTTTGTCCAAACTTTGCAATTAATGTTCCCTTTTTGTAGGTAGTCCAAGTATAATATTCTCTCCGAATATTTCTGTTCAACCTTGCTTCGTAATGTATTTTCTCTTTCATAATTATTTTTTTAGTTATTAATCCCCCCGCTTTTTTATTTTTAAAACCAGACACCTAACAGCGCATAAGAAGCCATTGAAAAAACGGCTCTTATACGCCAAACGTTAT